GCGGAGAGAGAGGCTGTTATACCTAATTTTCAATTCATTAGCAACCGTTATCAACTAACCTCATACAAGAGGACTTAGGGGGTAACGGTTGTTTCATTGGTAACACGTCCTATCAAACATTAACGCTAACTTTGGGTACTTTTTTGGGTACCCGCTTTTTCTTCTTCTTCCGGGTTGGAACGATTGGCATCGAAAGAATTAAAGCGTTCCATATTTTCCGCCTTTGCCGCGTTCACAATTTTAATATAAGGCTTCATAGCCTTATAGTCGCTGTGTCCTGTCCATTCCATAATAACGGGCGCGGGAATACCGAGCCGCAGGGCATTAACTATAAAAGTACGTCGCCCGGCGTGAGTAGTTAAAACGGAATACTTAGGCACGACAACCTCCGAGCGTTCACTGCCAATATAGGAAACGATATTAACGGGTTCATCTATCCCAGCTTCTTGCGCCGCGTCGTGAAGGTTCTCGTTCATTTTGACATTACTAATAACGGGTAACGCCTTATCGTTGGGAAGCCCTACGCCGTCGTATTTGTCAAGGATAGCAAGGGCGTATTTATTCAGTTCTATATGAAGCCGCGCCGTCGTCTTTTTTGTAACGATAGACATATACGGCGGCGTTTGTTCCCGGTGGATATCGGAAACACGGAGTTTTGCAACGTCCGAATAACGAAGCCCGGTAAAGCAACAGAAGCAGAAGACATCGCGCACCGCCGGGAACGAAGGCTTATTAGCCGGAAAGTCATAATTAAGGAAGTGTAGCAATTCTTCCCATTCTAAATATATAACTTCTTTGCAGTCCAAACCCTTAAAGCGGGGGCGGTATTGAAGATGAGCCAGGCCGGAGTAATAGCCGTTCGCCGCAGCCCAACGCAAGAACCAACGAAGGAAGCCCACGTTTTTAGCCACGGTAGTATTAAGTTGTTTTACGGTAGTTTGGAGATAGGCGACGAAGCCCGCGAAGTCAGACTTATCAAACCCTTCTAAGTTATATTTGTGTTTTTTATTATAGTCAGTAAGATGTTTTTTTAGGCTACTGAATTTTGTGTAGGTAGACTTAGACCAATTATTAGTTATACCCATTTCCCCGGTAAACAAGTCGAAGACCTCAAAGAACCCTAACGGCTTTTGTTCCGGCTTCGCTTCTTCGGGTTTGGCACGTCCGGCGGCAAGGTCAAACGCCGCCTTAAATTCCGCGACCGAAGGCGGCCGCTTATTGTCAAGTTCAAACCGGTTTAAGACTTCTTCAATAAGCCCGGACAGGGATATAACGCCGCGATTGATAGCCCCGGCTGTTTCGCCGTGGCTATTCTTATTTCCCAATTTGACGCAGTTATTAACCGGATCCCATTTTGAAGGAGCAATAACGAAGCCGGAACGGATATCGCACCGAAGACCGGCCCACGATACCCGAAGCCTTATGCCGACTTCTTCCGCTACGTCCTTCCCTTTGTTATTGGGTTTGATGTGCAGCCCTATATTTATTTTGAACTTCATACGGTAAGCATATTTCCGCGCCCCGTAAGCAGCCATTTAGCCGAAACGGGATAGTTAGCCGTAAGATAGTGGGCGGCTTCCAATTCGATGCCCTTATAGCGTGGCGTATAGCCCGGCTTCGGAGTAACGCCATAACCTAACCTAAGTTCCCTATAACGGGGCGCACTTAACCCGTGAAGGGTGCAGAACGCCTCAAGGGAAGCCACCTTATTGAGTTCGACAAGACGCTCCATCGCCAAGAAGAAACGCCGGGAAATTTCCGCCCTAACAGGGCAAGACGTCCTAACTAAACGTGGCATATCCCGGCGGCTTTTGCGTTTGACAGGATAGCGTTATATTCCGCTTCGTCGATAGTTATAATTTCCTTTCCTTCCAAGTAGGCGGCTTCTAAGGCGTCGAAAACGTGGCGGGGGATAAACGGGTATAATTCCCGATTGGAATAGAGGGTATTTATTGTAACTTCCATATAGCTGAGTTATTTTTTCCGAATTTTGCGTTTAACGGCGTTCGCGGGTAAAATGGTAGGAATTACCACCCCGGAAATTAAAGCGCGAATTTGGGGCATTTCTGCGCGTTTTATGGGTATCACTTTAATACGGGGTTGAAATACCTACTTAACTGAGTTTCTCGCGTTTATATATAATAAGGTGTAGCCAAAATTTCAGTAAAGCGGCACGACTTCCCCGAAGACTACCCGACAGCGGCAGAGGTGGCATCGTCGACCCGGTGGACATCGGCTTTTTTAGTAAGTTCCGTAAGCCTTTCGATAGTCCGCTGTTGGCTTTCGATTATTGAGAGAAGCCGGGCTTTTTCATTTTGGGCGTCGTCCAAAAGTTTAAGAAGGACTTCCGACGGGGCTACTTCGGGCTTCTTTTCTTCTTCGGGCTGATACATATCGCCATCCCCAAGCATAAGCCAAATAGGGTTAAGGCGAGGAAATTGTATGGTAATTTGTTGCAGGGTGTCCGGCATTATAGATTTACGGATACTTTGGATGTAGGCAGAACCCACCCCCACACGCCTACAAAATTCGCGTTCGCTAATTCCTTCGGCTTTTATGAAGCGTTTAAGTCGCTCTTTTACTGTTTCTTCCATTCGTTGAACAGGCTATTATGTTAATAATTCTTAAAATTTGCCGACTTGTATGGCAAATGCTTGCACGGTGTATGGCAAAGTATTAACTTTGCGCTGTGTAAGGATTTCAGGTGCAAAGTTACTAAAATTCCGAACACGAAGCAATGACAAAAATTACTTAAATACAAGTTATATGGACTTCACGACAGCACAGATTAACAGGAACTTCCTAATTAAGGTTAGCGGAGTGAACGGCGACGGCGAACGCCTTAACACCCTCGTAGGCGTTTCGGGCCTTCTTCGCTTGATTGGGAAAAGTTGGCTAACAGCCTTCTAATTCGTGCCTTCAAGTGTATGCTTGACAAGTGCGTATGCAAACTTCGCCGAGGCTTAAAAATTACCTTCTATTCAAAATAAGCGTACAGACGTATGGCAATACGGACGATAAAAGCAAAGGCCCGCGTAAAAGTGTCTACCGACTTCGGCTATTGGTGCCTCGCCGAGATACGCGGACTTAAAGAAGGCACGGAATTAGAAGGGCGATATAACCCGGTAAACAAAGCGTTCGACTTCACATGGAACGGCAACGACGCGATGCTGTGGATAGGTCAGAACGGCGAACTAATAGAGGACAACAAATAACACCATACAACTATGAGCATGAACGACAACCGGGGCTGTAGCGTTTGCCCCGCCGGAAGTGAGAACTACGAAATATTCACTACCCGCCTTCGCGGGAAAAGGGTTAAGCGCGTACAATACGACTACCGAACCCCGGACGGGGACCTCTTCGCTACCGTAGCGTCGAGCCTTACCGAGTGCAGACACCGCCGCGATGAGTGGCTCAGTAAACGGGAAGCCGCAGCGGGTAAGGGCTAATTTGTCCGCCGTCGTATCACTTTAATACAACTAACTTCAAACTTCATACCCAAAAATATGACATTGATAGCGACAACAAACACGACCTTCCGGGGCTTCCGTTCCGGGTTAGACCAAGTAAAATCGGGCGACCTTCGCGCTTGCGTGGCTGACCTTTGGAAGGCATTGGGAATCAATAACCGCAATTCCTTCTATTGCTACCGCGACGGGAAGCAGGAACCGAAGGCAAGCCAGGCCGCCGCAGTTACGGAAGTATTTGCCAAGTACGGAGTTACGGAAAATATTTGGGGGCCATGCGACTAAACGCCGAACTAAGCCCACGCGAAGGCGAGATAGCCGAACTATTGGCATGGGGCGCGAGCAAGAAGGAAGTAGCCGACAGGCTGTTTATTTCCTCCCGCACGGTTGAGAACACCGCCCGTAACATATACCAAAAGTTAGGCATACAAAAGGCTACGGAACTTTGCGTATGGTGGTTCTGCACCAAGTGCGGCGTACCCGTCAGCTTAGACCCGCTTAAACGCGCCTTCATAGCGATAATTCTCCTGTTCGCCTTCGTTCCGCGTGAGTTCGTTTGCTTCGACGACAACTTTACGCCCCGGACACCAAGAACCGCCCGAACAACAAGAGTACAACGCCCCGGACGCCGGAGCGAGGAAGAAACAGACTTTAACGACTTCTTTACCCCAATAGTATGAAAGAAAGAATTTTAACAAAACTTTTCGGCAAGACCGAAAGCGGCGAACGCTACACGTTCGGGCAGTGGCTTATTTACGTTTGGTTTGCCATTTCCCTTTGCATATTGGGGATGACAGCCGACGACGCGCCCCTGTGGTGGTTAGGGTTATGGCTTGCAAGTTTCGCAGCCGCAGGACACTACCTAAAAAAACTTCCATTACCCGAAGACCCCGAAAAAGACCTTTACGACGATGAAGAAGAATAACCCCAACACCCGAATAATAGACCTTACCCTCGGCGAATTGTTGGACGCCGTGGAAGAAAGGGTAAAGGCGACCTTAGCCGGGAAGCCCCAGGCCGACGACAAGAAAAAACGCTACGTCTACGGGCTTAAAGGTTTGGCTAAACTTTTCGGCTGCAGCAAGACTACGGCGAGCCGTATCAAGACTTCCGGGAAGATTGACAAGGCAATTACGCAGATAGGCGCACTGCTTATCATAGACGCGGACTTAGCCCTGTCCTTAGCCGGGAAACAGGAAGCAACAGACAACACCCAAAAATAACAGCTATATGTGTAAAAAACTAAAAATTAAAAGCCTTACCCTCGTCAACTTCAAGGGTATGCGCAACGTAACCGTAGACTTCGGCGACGGAGTTACCGCTATAAGCGGACGGAACGGCACCGGGAAGACCACAATCGCGGACGGCTTCGCGTGGCTTCTTTGGGGCAAGGACAGCGAAGGCAACAGCGACACGAAGTTTGGCATCAAGACCAACGACGAGAACGGGAACTACATACCCGACCTCGAACACGAAGTAAGCGGATCCTTCGATGCCATAGACACCGAAACGGGAGAAGTAACAGCCGTAGAACTTCGCCGCGTCTACGTCGAGGAATGGCAGACACCGAAGGGAAGCACCGAACGCATCCTCAAAGGACACCACACCGACTATTTTTATAACGGGGTGCCTTTGAAGACAAAGACCGAGTACGATGCGAAGGTAGCCGCCCTCATTCCCGAAGACCTGTTTAAGGTCATTACCGACCCCTACTACTTCCTTACGCTTCATTGGAAGGCACAACGCGAATACTTGCTGCGAATGGCCGGCACCATTTCCGACAGCGACATAGCCGCCAACCGCGCCGAGTTCGCCGAACTTCTACGCCGAGTTACGGGCAAGTCGATGGAAGAATACAAGAAGGAGATAGCCGCCCGCCGTGCCAAGATTGAAGCGCAGTTAGAGAAGATACCGACGCGCAAAGACGAGGTAACGCGCAATACCCCGGTAACCCCGGACTACGCAGCGCTTGAAGCGGAGAAGACACAGATACAGGCAGACCTCGCGGACATAGACGCCGCCGCAACGTCGGCCGCCGAAGCCAACCGCGTAGCCTACGAACGCGCCGCCCGAATACAGGGCGACATCAACGCCAAGCGTACAGAGCAGAACCAAATAATTTATAACGCGAAGGAATCCGCCCGTAAAGCAGCCTACGAAACCAACCGCGTAGCAGACGACGCCGCCCGCGACCTCGCCCAAGTGGAGCAGTCCGCCGCGAACGAAAGCAACTACTACACCCGTGAGAAATCCGTAATTGCGTCGTCCATTGCCACCGAGAAACGCCGAAAGGAAGAAGCCGAACGGGAAGTAGCCGCGCTTCGTACCCGTTGGGATGCCGTCAATAACGAGCAGTTCCAAGAAAAGACCTACCAAGCCGTCGGCCCGCTTCTTTGCCCTATCTTCGGGCATCAGTGCGCCGACCCGTCGGCAGTCAACCGCCATCAGTGCGACGCAGCGGCCGCGGCCGAAGCCTTCAAAAAACGCCAAGACGACGAACGCGCCGCCTTCTACGCCAACCAAACCGCCCGGCTTGATGCTATGGACATCGAAGGCCAGGAACTAAACAAGCGTATAGCGCAGTACGATGCCGAAATAGCCCGGCTTACACAGGACGCCGCCACGCTTGAAACCAAGCACACTGACGCCGTACAGGACTACGCCACCAAGAAGGAAGCGTTAAAGAAGGTCATAGCCGACAACCCCCGCGTAAGCACCGACCCACAAATAGACACGCAGACGCTCCCCGGTTGGGTAGCCCTTCAACAGGAGATAGACCGACTTACCGCCGACCTAACCGCCGCTACCGCCCCGGAACAGCAGACGGCGACCGCCGACCACGCCACAAAGAAGGCGCAACTTAACGGCCGCCTTTCCGGAATCGACCAAAAGTTAGGGCTTCGTTCCACCATTGAAGCCAACGAACGCCGGATAGTGGAACTTGACAAGGAAGCCGCTACGTTGGCACAGGAGAAGGCCGGGCTTCAAATCGAAGAAGACCTTATAGACGACTTCGTAAAAGACCGTATGGCGGAAGTAGAACGCCGCGTTAACGGGCTATTCGACGGCGTGGAGTTCCGAATGTATAAGAACTTAGTAAACGGAGAGAAGGAACCCGACTGCGTGGCATACATTGGCGGCGTTCGCTACCAAGACAAGAACCACGCCGGGCAGATAAACGCAGGCCTCGCCGTGATTAACGCCCTTTGCGCCTTCCACGGCGTAACCGCGCCTATCTTCGTCGATAACGCCGAAAGCGTCAACACCTTCATCCCGGTAAACAGCCAACTAATAACGCTGTCCGTGAGTACCGAAGACAGCCTACAAGTCAACCACTATTAACCCCCACAGCTATATGTGTAAGACCCCCGAACTTCCGGCTACCATAGTGGCAGCACAGGAAAAATTTGAAGTTGCACTACGCGACGCTTCGGCGATTGACATCGTGAACAACTTCGGCGCAGCGTTCAACGCGGCGCGAGTAATAACGCTTCTTCGTGAAGCATTGACCGACGAAGTAATGGCGCGGGTATTTATGCCTTTGATGAACACAAAGGTAGGCTTCCGCACCGACCGCGACGGCAAGCCCGACAAGCAAGGCCGGGTAAAGCCCCTCTACGACGTTCCCACCGTCCGCGACGCGATAATAGACGCCGCAATAATTGGGCTTCTTCCGACCGGGAACCAGTTTAACATCATTTCCGGCACGATGTATCCGACGAAGGAAGGCTATACCGTCCTTCTTAAAAAGATAGGCGCGAAGTACGTTATCGACGTTCAGCAAGACCGCAGCCAAAACCCCGCCTTCGCGGAGTTCCCCTGCAAAATAACCTATTCCTACAACGGGGAGAAAAACAGCCTTACAATTAACGCCACCGTCCGCCGCGACCAATACAGCAGTAACGACCAACTGCGCGGCAAGGCGGAACGACGCGCTAAGAAGGCTCTCTACGAATACCTTACGGGAACGGACTACGGCGAAGCCGACGAAACGAGCAGCCGCCCCAACGCGGTAATAGATACCGTCGCCGTGGAAATTTCCGAGAAGGGCAACGCCGGCCCTGCTATTGGCTTCGACGACGCCGAAGTAGCCACCGTAGAGGAAGCAAGCGCACCCGTAGCAGCTCCCGAACCCGCCCCGGCACAACCCGCCGCCCCGGTTCAACCCGCAGAAGTTCAGCCCCAGGCCGCCCCGCAGACGGCCCCGGCATACAACGCACCAAGAAAACCCAATTTCTAATGGTTCTTAGTGTTTTAGGTTCAAGCAGCAGCGGCAACGCCTACGTTTTGCAAAACGTGGGCGAAGCCCTGCTCATTGAAGCCGGGGTAAACTTCAAGAAGGTAGTAGCCGCGTTGGAAGGTAATATTTCCAAAGTGGTAGGCTGTCTTATATCCCACGAACACGGCGACCACGCCGGACGGATTAACGAGGTATTGAACGCAGTTATTCCCGTCTACGCCACCCGTGGAACAATAGCCGCCACAAAGATAACGAGCGAGTGGAAGCCGCGAGTATTGGAACACGACGGCGAAGGCTACAAGGTTCAGCCCCTCGGACGCTTCAAGGTTATACCGTTCGCCACCAAGCACGACTGCGCCGAACCCGTAGGCTTCTATATTTGGCACCCGGAAACGGGCGGCATATTGTTCGCTACCGATACCTACTACCTTCCCAACACCTTCAAAGGCTTAAACAACGTCCTTATAGAATGCAACTACGACCCGGAAATATTAGACCGAAACGTAGAGGAAGGCCGACTAATTCCCGCCCTTCGGGAGCGAGTGAGAGAAAGCCACCTAAGTATAGACACCTGTATAGGCGCACTTAAAGCCAACGACTTGAAGGCGGTAAATAACATCGTCCTAATACACCTGTCAAGCGGCAACGGCGACCCCGTAGGCTTCAAGGATAAGGTTTACAGGGCGACCGGGAAGCGGGTACACATTGCCGCCCCCGGACTTACTATCAACTTTAATAAAACGCCCTTCTAACCATGATAAAAGGCTTTAATTCCGAAACCGCGCCGCTTACGGAGTACGAGGAAAGCGTAATACTTCCCCTCGTCATTCAAGGGCTAAGAACCAAGATAGGAAAAGCGAACGCAGTAACAAACCGTACCATCGTGCAGCGGCTAAACATAGCCGGACACACGACCTCAGAACCCCGGATAAGGAAAATTATAAACCATATCCGAATGACCGACTTACTACCGGGGCTTATAGCCACGTCCGGCGGCTACTTCTTAGCGACTTCGGAAGCGGAGTTATTGGACTACGAACAAAGCCTAATAGGACGTGAGGACGCTATAAAACAAGTTCGGTTAGCGATAGCCCGCCAACGGCGGATCCTATACAACGACGCCAACCGCCCCGACAAAGACAAACCCGAAATATTTTAACAACCCCTAAACAATTTACCGACATGAAGAAAATAGCATTATTCCGAAACTACGGCGGTTCTGCCGACTTCGTGGCCCGCTTCGACAGCGTGGAAGAAGCAAGCGACGCCGTGAAGGAAATCATCAACGAAGACGAAGACGCTAACGTATTCGACTTCTACACCGAAGAACAGGAGTACACCGACATCTGCGAGCGCGTGAAGTCCTACGCCGACGCTTGCGCCGTCTTAGGCGTAGGCAAGATGGACGAGAAGGCTATGAAGGCTTGCAGCTTCCGCCCCGACGAGATAGCCCGCCGTAAGTTGGAAACCATCACGGAAGCCCTTAACGAAGGTTGGCGGCCCGATTGGAACAACACCGGCGAACCCAAGTATTACCCCTGGTTCTACATCAAGCCGGGCGCAGGGAAGGACGCCGAAGGGAAACCAAACGGCGCGGGTGCCGGGCTTGCGGGCGCGAGTGCGGGCTACGCGGCTTCGTTTACGCGTGCGAACTTCGGCTCCCGGCTTTGCTTCCACGAACCCCGTACCGCCGCCTACGCGGGCGACACGTTCCGCGACCTATACGCCCAAATCTTAGTAGAAAAATTCTAACCCCACACCCAACATGACAAAGAAAGAATTAGCGGCGAAAGTCGCCGCAGCTTGTGCCGGAACACCGGCCCACGGCATTAACGCCGCCGTAACGGAAGAAGTGATAACAGCCACCCTCGGCGTAATTAAGGACGTCGTTTATTGCGGCGGAGAAGTAACCCTACGCGGCTTCGGCACCTTCGGACACAAGAACCGAAAAGCCAAGACCGCCCGGAACATCAGCACGGGCGAAACCGTCCACGTTCCCGCCCGCGCCGTCGTCAGCTTCAAACCGGCCAAAGACTTCAACGTAGCACAGGACTAAGATGGAAGCACAGGAACGAATCGAAACCCGGAAGGACGAAATACGCTACCGCACGGACGACACCCGCCGGATGGTTGGCAAATTCTTCGCGTCGAACGTCTTAAAAACGTGGTACGAAGACGTAATAGACGGCGACACCGGGGAAGTTATAAGCATTGAACGGAAAGACTTGCTTTTTGAGGTTGGCAAGTACATAGACGAGCAAATCGCCCAAAGCATATCCTTCCACATTCAATGCGGCGATATTACCGACGTCGAAGTTAGCAACCAACGCCGAATAGCCTACCCCGACAAGCGTTACAGCCTTCTGCCCTTCAAGGCTACGGCCGTCATAGGGAACAAACGTAAAAGTTTCATTTTACAGGCACAGAGCGCGACCCTCGCTATTGAAGTCGTAACGGACTTCATAGAACTAAACTTTACTTCCCGTTTCGTGGTGGATAGCGTCAAGGCGATGCCCGGCTGCATAATTCTAAACGACCGCTTCCGCCGCGCCGTCGAGGAAGTGGAAGGCGGCAACGAAGCCGGAGAAGAAACCCCGGACGGAGAGGAAGCCCGCGACGATACCAAGTATTACCGTATTGAAGCGGACATCGTAGCCAAGCGCGAAGACGACGAAGACGAGCCGCGCCCGTCGTCCTACGACTTCATTGTTAAGACCCGCGACATCGACACCGCGAAGGCGGTAATAACGGCGTGGCTTAACACGCAGCTCAAGAAGGAAGCCGAGAAGGAAGGACGCGAAATTACAGCCTTTGAAGTTTCGCTTACGTCCGCGTCGCCCTTCAACCTTAACGCGATTATACCCTACGCCTTCTGCGCCGCCTACAAGGAAGTGGAGAAGATAGAAGTAAAACCCTAATAACAACCGGGGGCGCGTCGCCTACCCAGTAACGCGCCCCCATTAAACCAACCGCTATGAGCCAAGACAGCATAGTAATTTTTCGTTCCTACATAGACGCGATAGCCGAGCTTCCGGCGGAACTTTATAAGGAAGTTTCGCGGGTTCTTTACGCCTACGCCTTCGACGGAATAGAGCCGGGCGACGAGGCAAGCCCGACGGCCCGCGCCTTATTCATAGCGTTAAAGTCGCAGATAGATTTTAACGTAGCGAGGTACGAACGCGCTGTTAGGAACGGCAGCAAGGGCGGCGCACCCAAAGGCACCCGTAACAACCCCAACGGAAGGCGCGGGAAAAGAACTAACCAAGAACTAACCGAAACTAACCAAAAACTAACCAACCCCGAAAAATTAGTTATTTCGGACGTTTCGGGCGTCGAAGCCGTGGAAATTTTGCCGGAAGGCGAAGAAGAAAATACGCCAAATTTGCCAGAAATTCGCCGAAAAGGGTTTGTTAAAACTAACCAAGAACTAACCCAAAACAAACCGAGAACTAACCAAGACGGCGAAAAAGAACTAACTGACGCCAAAGAACTAACCTTAATCAGTAATCAGTTATCAATAAATAATTATGTTGTAGTAGATAATGCGCGCGAGGTTAGTTTTTTGGATAAGTTCTTTGCACCCGAAAACCAATATAGTTTAGACGTCCTTTGTATGCAGAACAGCACGGACGTAGAAACCTTAAAGCAATACGCCAACGAAATAATAGCCGAGTGGCAGCTGCGCGGCGTGGAACATACCGACTACAAGGACGCCGCCCAGCACTTAATAAATCATCTTCGCCGGAAGTTTGAAGCCGACCGCCGCAGGGCCAGGGAAGACGCCGCCGCGCCCAAGAGCCGCCGACAGGCAAGACAAGACCTAATGCAGGGGGCCGCCGAACGCATGGCCCGCGCAATAAAGGGCGACGGATCCGCCGCAAGTCCTTCCACCGCCGGAGATACCGAACCCTTCTAATTCTAAAATTCAGCGATATGGAAATGTTACCTTCAAACCGCCGCCCGGACAATTCCGGGGCATTGGCAAAGACAGACCCCCGCGCCTTAGCCGTCCGTCAGCAGTACGGCGACCTTCCGCAGCTTTGCAAGACGTTCGGGGTATCGGCACAGAGATACTGCGCCAAGAACGTGGAAAAGGCGGTACGTTCCGGCGTTCCTACCTTCGCCGTCATAGTGAGAACCTACGGGGAAGACGGCGTAGTCGGGCTTATTGGCTTGCACATTACCGAAGCAATTCTACGGATGGGAGAAGACCAAGACGTAGACGAATACGACGTAGACTTTATAGCCCACGCCATTTGTGAAAGTGAACGCTTCCGGCTTTTGTCGATGGCTTCTATTCTTCGTTTCTTCCACCTTTTGAAGTGTGGCGAGTTCGACATCTACGGCAAGGTAACGCCCCGGAAAGTGTTAGAAGCCTTCCGCAAATACGCCATAGACCAACAGGCGAAGGAAAACCGAATAGCCTACGAGATGGAGCAGGAACGCCAAGAACGGGAGCGCGAGGAAGCGCGGCGTAACGCCGTTTCGTGGGAGCAATTCGCGGAAAGTCAAGGCATAGACCCCTCAATAGGCTTCCACGGGTGGATGGCGCAGAAGTTCAAGGAAACGACCGAATACGGGAAGAAGAAGGCTACCGCCCTTCTTTTCGTGGAAGCCTTAGAAAACCTCGTAAGAATAATAAACTTCATAGCCGACTATATGAAAAGCGAGAAACAGGCCAAACCCAAATAACGCCGCGAGAGCCACGGAAACGCCCCAAATTCCGCGCTTCGACCCTTTGGCTTGTAGTTGAAGGGCAGTAAGGAATAAAACGCCTACAAAGCAAAATAAACAACCATTTCACAATGCAGAAAAAGAAAATATATATTTCAGGCCAAATCAGCGGCTTAACGCGCCCGGAATACGTCGCCAACTTCTTAGAGGCGGCCCGGCTTCTTAACGCACAGGGCTACGACGTAGTTAACCCGCTATTCAACGGGGTAGACGCTACGCAATCGTGGCAAGTTCACATGAAAGCGGATATTAAGTTATTGCTTGATTGCGACGCGATTTATATGCTCCCTAATTGGGAAGTCAGTAACGGGGCGACCTTAGAACGAGTGATAGCGAAGACGTTAGGGCTTGAAATAGTCTATGAGCGTCAGCCCCAACACCGGGATATTAAACACGCCATTTACACGGCTATGTCCGTACCCTTCAAAGTCATTGCGGCGGACAGCCGGGAGCGTTGGCACGTATTCGCCAGAATGATATACGCCCACCATTGCAAAAAACGCGGAGTAACTACGCAGGAGATAGCCGAGGAAACGCGCCACGATACCTCGACAATTCACTACTATTTGCGCCGCTACGAAAGCGAATACAAATATACGCGAGAGTTCCGCGCAGCCGCCGAGAAAGTGGCTACGCTATTGAGTAAAAAGTTAACTACGCCTTCGGACGTATCACTATAAGACGAAATGAACGAAAAAGGTATAACCGTCCTTAGCCTGTTCGACGGGATGAGTTGCGGTAGAATTGCCCTACGGGAAGCCGGAATCAAGGTAAACAAATACTTTGCTTCCGAGATAGACAAACACGCCATTAAGCAGACACAGCACAACTTCCCGGACACGGTGCAGCTCGGCAGCGTTACAGGAGTACGCGCCGCAGACCTTCCCCACATTGATTTGCTGATAGGCGGCTCTCCGTGTCAAGGTTTTAGTTTCGCCGGGAAGCAACTAAATTTCAACGACCCCCGAAGCGTGCTTTTCTTTGAATACGTCCGTATTCTTCGGGAGATACAGGAGTACAACCCCGGCGTTAAGTTCCTACTTGAAAACGTGAGGATGCGCCGCGAGTGCGAAAACGTAATTTCCGAGCAGTTGGGGCTGTTCCCGGTTGTGATAAATTCCGCCTTAGTGTCGGCACAAAACCGCGTCCGGCTATATTGGACGAACATACGAACAAAGGAAGTAGCCGACTTATTCAACGTAACGGTTTATACCGACATACCGCAGCCCCAAGACCGGGGCATCTTCATACGGGATATTTTAGAAGACGACGTACCCGAAAGTTTCCAATATAGCGAAGCCCGGAAGCGAAAACTTTTAGGACACCGCAAACGCCAACAGGAGAAGGGCAATAACTTCGGCTTCCACCCGCGCCGGCCGGACGAAAAAAGCAATACTTTACAGGTTGGCGGACGTTGGCACGACGACAGCGTAATAATCCCAGGCCCGCGCTGCGTGGCAGTCCGGGGAAGGTTCAACCCGGAAACAGGACGGAACGAGCAGACGGCAGAACTACGCGAAGACGGTAAAACTAACTGCCTTACAAGCGTGGAAAAAGATAACCTTCTGCTTGAAACGGTTTGTTTGACACCCCGCCGGACGGAATACGGAAAGGCTATACGCCGCCAATACGAAGCCGGGGAAATACAGGAGAGCCGCCACAATATGACGGAATTAGTACCCCGGACGGACGGCAAATCAAACACCCTAACGATGGTTCAGAAAGATAACCTTATACTTCAACTTCCCCACGGGTTCAACGCCAGGGCGGTATTCCGGGAGAAGGCCCCGACCGTAACCTCAAGCCGCTACGAAGCCAATAATTTAGTATTGACCCGCGAAGTAATACAACTTAACCCGGACACGGAAAGCAACGGGCGACAGCCATACCAACAAAACCGGGTTTATTCCGTCGATGGCATAAGCCCCGCCCTTTGTTCAGCCCACGCCGGACACGCCCCGACCATTCTAACCGCCGACGAGGTTCTACGATGCTTTACCCCTACGGAATGCGCCCGGCTACAAACTATTCCCGATTGGTACGAATGGAAGTGCAGTAAAACCCAAATATACCAGATGCTCGGCAACGGGTGGACGGTAGAAGTAATAAAACATATTTTCTCATTCATAAACACCGAAAAATTATGAAGATTAAAGACAAATTCGCGGCGTCGCTTCGCCGTTGGGCCTCCAAGTTAAGCCCGGAAACAAACCCTTACCGTCCCGACTTAGGGCTGCTTCTTCCTTCGTCCTTCGGGGAAAGATACTACAAAATTCGCCGTTTAGGAATGGCTTACGATATTTCCCCGAAAGAGGAAGCCCACGCCCTCGAAGCAGAAAAGAACGGCTACCCCGACGCGGTTAGGCGTATGCGGAAAGAATACGAAGAACGCATAGCCCACGGCATTGTAGCCCGCCTTTGGGAAGACGGCGTAGTAGAATATAACGCGGAACGAAACCCGGAAACCGGGATACTTAGAATCGTCGGCTTCCTCTACGTCGGAATAAAAGACAACGATACTAACCCCTTAAAAGCATAACAGCATGAAGAAGAAGTTAGCCGCACTTTTGCGCCGTTGGGCCTACGCCCTGCACCCCGAAACGCCCGCGACCCTTCCACCGGGCTACCAAGTGGCTAAATTAGTTAGCCGCGAGAACTTCCCGCTTGAAGACGGCACGATGCCATCCCCGGAAATTCACAGCCTTATAAGGGGCGGACTTGAAACCGACGTATTGGAGCAAGTCATGCAAGGCGACTACATAAGAAGCCGCGCCGACATTGCCCCCGTACCGGGCGGCTTGATAGAATACGAAGCAAGCCTTTACGTCGGCTTCATACCCAAGAAAAAAAATAACCATAACCCCCAACAAAACCAAAGAACTATGTTAAAAGTAGAATTTGTCGGACACATAGGATCCGACGCGGAAATTAAGGACTTCAACGGGAAGCGTTACATCGTCTTCAACGTGGCGACTTCCGAGCGTTTCAAGGACGCGCAGGGCAACCCGGTAAGCCGGACGACGTGGGTAAGTTGTCTAAAACCCGGCGACGGCGCGGTAGTCAACTACCTCAAGAAGGGAACACAGGTTTACTGCCGTGGCAACCTTACCGTAAAGACCTACACAGGACGGAACGGCGTAGAAGCCGGGATAAATTGCACCGTTTCCGAGTTGGAACTGCTCGGAAGCCGACAGGACGCACAGCAGAACCAACAGCCCGGCGCAGCTTCCCAGGCCTACGGCGCGGGCAACTACGGAATGCCCCCCGGCGGCTACCCCGCGTTTGGCCCCGGAAGCGACGAAGCACCATACTAACGATGTCCGAAGCAAGAACAAACGAAGTTAAAGGCGTGGGGTACGTCGTCGTATGGTTTGAGAACTACACGGCAACACCCTTACGCGCTTTTTTCAGTCCGGGCGCGGCGTGGGAGTTCCGAAAAATGATTGAGAACTACACGAAGCCCGACAAGGAACGCCGGATAAAAGCACTTGCAGCATCCTACGACCCCGGAAAGGTTTATAATTACCCGGAACCTACCAACTTCGGAATAGCCAAACTTAAAACGATACCAAATGGATATTAAAGAACATTATCCCGACCGAACCGTAACGCTTCTTCCGGGCGACGAGATAACGGCGACGTACATAAAGCCGAAGAACGACCCATTTAGCCCGACGACACTAAAACGCCTATTCGGGTGGACTAACGGACAACGCTATATAGGCCGCGTCCGTGAAGAAGCACCCCGCCGGGGAGTATGCCCGGAAGGTAGGTTAGTCGTGGACTTATATACGAACGACAAGCGTAGGAAGTTCCAATGTACCCACGTCGTCTATAACATTGAATTGCAGATAGCGAAAGGCGAACTTACCGACCTTTGCTATAAGCCGAACCCAAGCCCCTCGTTATTCGACGATGAACGCTAAACAATTTTTCGACAAGGTAGTAGAACTTCGGGCGACGCAACGCGAATACTTCCGTACCCGTTTGCCGGAAGTTCTACGAAAGTCGAAGGCGATAGAAGCCGAGATAGACCGCGAAATAAAGCGGGTGCAGCAGATAGAAAAAGACCGGGCAAGAGCCGAAGCCGAACGACAGCAAGGCTCGTTATTTCCCGATAGTTAAGAACTAAATATAACAGGAAGAATGAAACCTATTAAGTTCCCCGAACAAAACGTAGTATTTGGGGAAAACCAACAACCGTTATACGAACCGCTTCCGGCATATAGAAGCCCGGACGGGCAAGTAATATGCTGTTTTGAACTTACCGACGAAGAAAAACAGCGCGTAGCAGAAACCGGGCATATTTGGCTCAGTGTGCTAACCTTCAACTACTCGCTACAACCCGTTTACTTAACAACGGAGAAAGGCGACATATTTAAGAACCCGAAATAACTATGGCACTAATAACGAAGAATTGCGAATATTGCGGCCGGCCCTTCCAAGCCGATACTCGGAATTTAGCGCGGGGTTGGGGGAAGTGTTGCAGTAAGTCCTGCGCCGCTTCCCTTCGTGAGAGGTCAACCGCCCAAATAGGAACGGCGACGAAGCCCCGCCTTACCTACGACGAATTGGTAGCAAGAGCCAACGCCGAGCCGACGAAGGCGAAGCCCCGGCACATAGAAAGCAACCTACAACGGAATTGCTTTACCTGGTTCCGGCTTCAATACCCACGCCTTCGGCTATTGCTTTTCGCCGTACCTAACGGCGGCTTCCGCAATAAACGGGAAGCCGGAATAATGAAGGCGGAAGGCGTTACGGCGGGCGTGGCGGACGTGATACTATTGAAGCCTTCCGGCGGCTACGCTTCCCTTTGCGTCGAGTTCAAGACCGAGGACGGCACACAGAGAGCCACGCAGAAGGAATGGCAGAAGGCGGCCGAAGGCGCGGGTAACAAATACGTCATAGTCCGCAGCTTCGACGCCTTCAAGGAAGAAATAGAAACCTACCTAAGCGCGAAATAGCCACCCCTACTTGAAGTTTTAACGAAGTGTTTTAGGCTTTGTCGTATCACTTTAATACGATAAAGCCTTTAACTTTGCACATAGAAACCAACGCACCCATGAAACCGAAACAAGCAATAGAAAAAGTCGCCGCCTTCATTAAGCGGCTGGCCTTCGACAAGAAGTTACACTACTTCGCCGGGCTGATTATAGCCGGAGTTCTTACGAACTTTTTGCCCGTCCTTATTGCCGTGGCTATCGCCGTAGCCGTAGGCATTGCAAAAGAAGTCTACGACCGCGTAACCAAGAAGGGAACGCCGGAATTTGCCGACTTCTTATGGACGACCGCCGGGGCTATAACGTGGCTTATTCTATACTACGCCGTTTTGGGCATCGTTTGGGCGTGGATAAATTAGGCTTCTACACATCCATATAGCTGAAAGCAACGGCGACAGCCGAAGCGGGAAAGGGCGCGGCGACCAAACCGCGCCTTTTCTTCAATAAAGACACAGGAACAATGAGCAGAAGAAAGACCAAACCCAAGACCCAGACCGAGGACGACGGCTTAGACTTCAACGTAGGCGACATCGGGATAGAAACGCCCGACTTCGATACGGCGTTATTCGACATATTGGAAGACGAGGTAGGAGCAGAAACGCGCTACATAAAGCCGAAGGTTTACGCTACTTCGTCGGACTTCGTTATGTACGACAACGCCGTAAAATTGGCGCGGGATATAGAGATAGAAGAAGGGAGCCGCTACGACGTAGTGGTAAACGGTTCTTTTATCTTCGGCGACTTCTTAGAAGCCTTCATAGTGAGGAATAACGCCAAGTGTAAGAAGTTGACAATTTCTACGCTGTCGCTGAACCAAAACAACGTAGACAGCCTCCACAACCTTATAACCCACGGCTATATAGACGAACTTAACCTAATAGTAAGCGCGTACTTCTACAACATGGAGATACGGGCTTTAATTCCCTACATATACCGACAATTAGACATCGACAACCGCCTACAATTAGCAGTAGCGAACGTCCACACCAAGACGGCGCAGCTTGAAACATTAGGCGGGAAGAAGATAATAGCCCACGGCTCGGCGAACCTTCGCAGTTCCGGCAGTATAGAGCAATTCACAATAGAGGAAAACGCGGAACTTTACGACTTCTACGACGAAATGTTTAGCCGAATATTGGAACGCTACGCCACCATACGGAAAGCGGTATGGGGCAAGAGCCTATGGGCGGACTTGATTAAAAAGAAGTTTAACGATTAACACCTACGACAATGGCAGAAGAAGACAACGGATCCACAGGAAGCGGCGGCAACGGTTCAACTATTCAGAGTTTCACAGCGGCAAGCGGGCGCGGCAGTTCTATGCCGTACTTTGACCCCTTCGGCGGCGGCCCGACCGGGCCGGCACCCTTCTAACCTTAACCCCCGGACACAATGGCAAAGAAGAAGACAGCACAGGACGCGACCACGAACGCCAAGCCCCTCGCCGGGTTGGTGCAAAGCGTCATAGTCAAACTTAGCGACATCGTACCGAACAAAGGGCAAATTCCGGGCGTACCCAAGAACCCGCGCCAAATGAAGGACGACGTTAAGTTTAGGAAGTTGAAGGCGTCGATACAGGACGACCCGGAAATGCTTGCACTTCGGGAAGTCCTGATATACCAATACAACGGGCTTAACGTGATTATAGGCGGTAATATGCGTTACCGCGCCCTCAAGGAATTGGGCTATACGGAAACAATAGCGAAGGTCATACCCCCGGAAACACCGCCGGAGAAGTTACGCGCTATTGTGATTAAGGATAACGTATCCTTCGGCGATTGGGATATGGACGACTTAGCCAACGAATGGGAGTTAGACGAGTTAGACCATTGGGGCGTAGACCTTCCCGACGTCGATACGGGCAAAAACGAGAACGACGCCGAAGAAGACGACTACGACGTAGCCGGGAACCTTCCCAAGAAGCCGAAAGCCCGTTACGGCGACGTCTACCGATTGGGAAACCACCGCCTTATCTGCGGCGACAGCACAAGCCCGGAAGTATTGGATATCCTTATAGGCGAAGGGAAGGTAGACTTACTTCTGACCGACCCGCCCTATAACGTGGACTATTCAAGCAAGAACGAGGCCCTAAACGCCGCCGACAAAGGCAACCGGGTACAGAAGGACATCGCCAACGACAAGATGGACGACGGCGCGTTTTTGGACTTCCTTACGGCGGCTTTTGAGAACGCCAACCGCTACCTCAAGAAGGGCGGCGCGTTCTACATTTGGCACGCCGGAACGGAAGGGCTTAACTTCAAGTTGGCGGTAAAGTCCGTCGGTTGGGAGTTGAAGCAGATACTTATATGGGTCAAGAACAACATGGTATTAGGGCGACAGGACTACCAATGGAAACACGAACCCTGCTTATACGGTTGGAAGCCCGGCGCGTCGCACTTCTTCGTAAACCGCCGCGACCTTCTTACGGTAACGGAAGACTCAGGCCCGGACATAGACGCGATGACGAAGGACGAACTTAAAACCCTTCTTCGTTCGCTATTGGGCGAAGCGACACCTACGACCGTCATACACGAAGACAAGCCGCTACGTTCCGCCGACCACCCGACGATGAAGCCTATAAAACTTATGGGCCGCGCAATTAAGAACAGCACCCGCCCCGGCGAAGTCGTCTTAGACCTATTCGGCGGGAGTGGCAGCACCTTAATGGCGGCCGAGCAGTTGGCGCGTTCGTGCTATACGGTGGAGTTAGACCCCGCCTATATAGACGTGATTATAAAACGTTGGGAAGAATACACGGGCGACAAAGCCGAACTATTAGGCAACTTCGCCCCGGACGAGGACGCCCCGGAACGCGAATAAGGGAACAGAGAGGATAGCAACCAATATCAGAGAGAAACGATGGCAAACGAACAAAACCTTATACCCTTCAAGAAGGGGCAAAGCGGAAACCCGAAAGGGCGGCCCAAAAGCCGCGTACCCGAACAGCTCGTAAAGATATTCGGGAGCAAGGCTCGCGCCAAGAAGTTTTACAGCCTTTCCGCCGTGGAGATAGACGAATGGGAAGCCGCTATACTTACCTTCAACGCCAACGACTTGAAACTATTGGCGAAGTGGGAAGACGCGCCCGCCTATCCCAAAGGGCTGGCTATTGCCGTCCTTTCCGATATGAAGGCGGGCAAGACCACGACGTTAGACAAGTTGCGCGAACGTCAGTACGGGAAGCCCACACAGCGAATGGAAGTAACCGGGAAGGACGGGGGCGACTTGATACCGGCCCGGACGCTTACGAAGGAAGAAGCCGCCGACCTTCTTAAAAGCCTTAACGAGAAGTATTAAATGGGGTTTTGCCGCGACATAGATATAATTAAAACGTGGGTTCTACAAGGAACCCTCAACTTTACGCGCTTCTTTTTCAAGGAAAAGTATAAGCGTAAATTTGTCGTAGGCAAGCACCACGAAAAAATAGCCGAAGTCTTAGACAAGGTTCTCAAGGGCGAAATAACCCGGCTTATAATAAACATCGCCCCGCGCTACGGTAAGACGGAGTTAGCCGTTAAGTCCTTCATCGCGGAAGGCTTCGCCATAAACCCGAAGGCGAAGTTTATACACCTCAGTTATTCGGACGACTTAGCCCGCGACAATTCGCGGGGAGTACAGGAGATTCTGCGCGAACCGTCGTATAGGCGTTTATTCCCGGACACGATGCCGACGAGCGTAAACACCCGTAAATGGTTCACGAAGGCGGGCGGCGGACTTTACGCCGTTTCGTCGGCGGGCCAGGTAACAGGCTTCGGCGCGGGTTTGGTGGATAAGGACGAGGAAGAAGAATTAGGCGACGAAGTAGCCGCTATTACTTCCGAAGCCGGGGAGTTCGGCGGCGCGATAGTCATCGACGACCCGATAAAGCCGGACGACGCCCGAAGCGAGTTAGTCCGCGAGAAGGTAAACCAAAAGTTTGAAACAACCATCCGAAACCGCGTTAACAGCCGAAAAACGCCGATAATTATAATTATGCAGCGTTTGGACGAAGACGACCTTTGCGGCTACCTTCAAAAGTTGGAGCCGGACGAATGGACGGTTTTAAGCCTTCCCGTTATTGAGGTGGACGAAAAAGGCGACGAACACCCGTTATGGCCCTTCAAACATACACTAACCGAACTTCACGAATTAGAGGACAAGGCCCCGTGGGTTTTTGAAACGCAGTATATGCAGAACCCGCGCCCGCTTACCGGGTTGATGTACGAACGGGAGTTTAAGACCTACGAAGTATTGCCTATTACAAAGCAGCACAAAGTTAAAGCCTACGTCGATACCGCCGACACGGGCGACGACTACCTATGCTGTATTGTCTACGTCGAAACGGAAATAGGCAACTTCATTTTAGACGTCTACTACACCCAGGCCGCAATGGAAACAACCGAGCCGGAAACGGCGCGGATCCTTACCAAGTGGGAAGTAGAGGAAGCAATAATAGAGAGCAACAACGGCGGCCGTGGCTTCGCCCGTAACGTCGAAAAGAACCTACGCCTTATGGGGAACAAAAAGACGGTAATACGTTGGTTCCACCAAAGCGAGAATAAGGATGTACGAATATTCAACCATTCTAACGAGGTGCAGAACCTTACGCACTTCCCGAAGGATTGGGCGCACCTGTTCCCGAAGTTCCACCAAGCAATAACGAAGTATAAGAAGCAGGGAACGAACACCCACGACGACGCGCCGGACGCCCTTACGGGAACGGTGGAGAAACGCCCCGACGGGAAGGCGGATATTAAGAGATTGAAAAGAATTTTTAAGTAACCATAAACCCCAATAGATTATGCCACCTATTGACGAATTGCTAAAAGCGGGCGACTATTCAGCCGCCATCAGCGAACTGAGGAACGGGCGACTTACCCCGCTTCCCAATTCCGAGCAGTACGCGGCCCAATACGACCCGAAACTGCACGACATTAACGACCCCCGGAAACGCCCGGACAAACTCGTAGTCATTGACAAGGATAGCGAGGAATACGGGGAAGTAAAGAACATCAACGTAAACGCCGAGCTTACCACGGAACAGGGGTTTAGAATTGAACCCGTAGCCCGTATAGCGTTGGCCCTTCAAAAGTTGATAGTAAAACGCGCCGTCGCCTTCACGTTCGGCAACCCGGTAGCCTACGACGCCGACCCGCAGAACGACGAAGAAAAGGCGGTATTAGCCGCGTTAAAGCGCGTCCTTCACGACGTGAAGGAAAAGACGCTTAACCGCCGCGTAGCCCGAAGCCTATACAGCACTACCGAAGTAGCCGAATATTGGTACCCCGTGGAAGGCGACGAGGAACACGACCTTTACGGCTTCACGACAAAGATGAAGTTCCGCGTAGCCCTGTTTAGCCCGGCGTTCGGCGACAGGCTTTACCCGTACTTCGACGACACCCGCGACCTTATAGCCTTCTCCCGTGAGTTCACGAAGAAGACCGACGACCTGACTACGCGCAGCTTCTTTGAAACCTACACGAAGGACGCGCACTACCTATGGGCGGCGGAAGGCACTACCATAGGCGCGGCAAAGAATTGGGAGTTAGTCGAAGGCTACCCCAAGAAGTTGACATTAGGCAAAATTCCCGTCGTCTACGGAAACCAACCCGCCGTAGAGTGGGAAGACGTGGAAAGCCTTATCGACCGTTTGGAAAAGTCGCTTTCCAACTTTGCCGATACGAACGACTACCACGCAAGCCCGAAAATCTTTGTAGAAGGCAAAATATTGGGCTTCGCAAGGAAGGGAGAAGCCGGGGCCATAATTGAAGGCGAGGAAGGCGCGAAAGCCACCTACCTATCATGGGCGCAAGCCCCGGAAAGCGTGAAGTTAGAGATAGAAACGCTCCTCCGCCTAATATACGCCATTACCCAAACGCCCGACATTTCCTTTGAGAGCGTGAAGGGAATAGGCGCGGTAAGCGGAATCGCCCTGCTGCTTCTATTTATGGACGCACATTTGAAGGTACAGGACAAAATGGAAGTATTCGACGACTACCTAACCCGCCGCGCTAACATATTGTTAGCCTACCTCGGCGCGGCTAACGTGAAGTCTAAGGCGGCCGCCCGTCGTCTTATCGTTACGCCCCGGATAACGCCCTACATCATTGAGGACGAACAGGCGAAAATAAATACGCTTCAATCAGCCAACGGCGGCAAGCCCGTAGCAAGTCAGAAAGCCACCGTTCGCCGTTTGGGTTGGGCGGAAGACCCGGACGCAGAACTGGCCGAGATACAGGCCGACGAAGACAGGGAAAACGCCCATTACGAAGGCGAACCGACCTATTAACCCTCTTTTTGCCCGCCAACGTATTAAAGTAATACGTTTTGGGCGCGTCTAAGCGCGTTAAAACGCTCCGATATAGGAAACTATAACCTAACGCGGTTATCGCGCTTAGACGCGAAATTTAACAAAAATAACTTTATGCCCGATTATACCGAAAACCGCCTTATAGTCCGACTTCGTGGCTTCGACGCACAGCACTACGCCCGGACTACGCGCTACGCCCGTCAAGTGGAACGGCTGTATAACACGGCTTGCAGCGAGATAGCAGCCGCCGCCGGACGTATAGATATACCCGAAGACGGAGTATTTAGTTTCGACGACTTCCCGGCGACACGAAGACAGGCGCAGGGGATATTAAACCGTTTGGCTAAAAGAGTGGAAGCCGTGATAGAAACAGGAACGCGGACGGAGTGGCAAGCGGCCTGCGACAAAAGCGACACGTTCCTAAGTTCCATTCTTCGCACTTCACGCCTAAGCCCGGAAGAAGCCGCCCAATACCAGGCCCGGAACTTAGAAGCCTTACAAGCCTTCCAACAGCGCAAGGCCGGCGGGTTGGGGCTTAGTCAGCGCGTATGGAAATACACGGAAGAATTTAAGACGGCGTTAGAATTGGGTATAGACGTCGCCGTAGGAGAAGGACGAAGCGCGGGGCAGCTCTCCCGCGACCTTCGCCAATACTTGCAGAACCCGGACAAACTATTTAGGCGCGTCCGCGACAAGGGCGGCAACCTTCGGCTAAGTAAGGCGGCGTCGATGTACCACCCCGGACAAGGCGTTTACAGGAGTTCAGCCAAGAACGCCGAGCGTTTGGCACGAACCGAGGTAAACATGGCATACCGCGAAGCCGAATACCTACGATGGCAACAACTTGATTTTGTCGTAGGCTTCCGCGTGATGTTGAGTAACAACCACACGACGACCGACAGCAAGGGGAAGAAAGTACCGCTTACCGACATTTGCGACGAGTTGGCGGGCGACTACCCCAAGACCTTCAAATTTTTGGGCTGGCACCCACAATGCCGCTGCGTCGTCGTGCCTATTATGTCCGATTACGACGAATACAACGACGACCGCGCCAACCGCTTGAAGGCGATAGTTCGCGGAAAGACCTACAAAAGCCTTCCTTCCCGGCGCACCGTCCGCGACGTACCCGCCGCCTTCCGTTCCCATATTGAAGCGATAGCGGAACGCGCTAAGGGTTGGAAGTCGATGCCGTACTACATACGCGATAACTTCAAGAAGGGCGTTATTTCCGGCGGCCTTCTTCCGACCATTCCGCAGAAGGCGCAGATGCCAGGCACCACGGCGAAACCGCCCGAACCCTGTACCGAGTTCGACAGCGAGATAGCCAATTTTAAGAAGTGGGCCTATTCTTTCGGCTTAGACGTTTCGCGGTTGGATCCATTGAGGACAGCGGGCGACCGCGCCGGACTAAACGCCGAAGTAAAACGGCTTCAAGACGAACGCCTAAACAGAATGAAGGAATGGTTAGCCGCCCGTAGCGAGGTGGACGACTTCGCCGACAAAGCCGTAGGGTTCCCGGACATAGTGAAGGAAATTAAAGACGCTCTTACCGCCAACGAGATAAGGACGACCAACTATTACGGCGACTGCATCAGCCGCCTAAAAGCCTTCTTTGCGTCGCTTCCGGGCAAGTTGTCAGCCGCAAAAGCGAAGAAGGGCAGCTATTCCGCGAATATGCCTACCGAGTTGCAGAAGGGCGGCAAGTGGCTTCGTGGCGACGACTACGAATATAGCCGGGAGTTCTTCGACTTGATAGACCCGAAGAAGCCGATACCGCTAACCATACACAAGAAAAACGGAAACGATAGTTACCACAGCGCGTTAAAAGGCGTGGTATTGGATATGGGCGGAACGCGCAGCTCGCAAAGTCCATATTACCGACGCGCCCTTATTTACCATGAGTTCGGCCACGGCATAGACTACCAACGAGGATTAAGGCACAGCAAGGAAGTAAAAGACCTCCGCGATAAACAAATAGGCCGACTTCGGAAAAGGGTGGAAACAACGATAACCGAACGCAAATGGGACTCGGGTAAGAAGGCGTTCGTAACGGAAACAAGAAAGACCAAGCAAATGAAGGCTAAGGTACTTTCCGAACGATTAGACCGACTTTATAAGAAAATATACAGCATGGACGACGCTACGTTTACGAAACGAGGTATAACGAAGCACGACGTTATAGAACAAATAGCCGCCGTTCAAGACACGTTAAAAAGCCTTATTATTTCCGTGGGTTGGGGTCATTCTACCTCATACTTCAAAGGATCCGGCAAAAGCGAAGCGGAATACCTCGCCCATTGCTTTGAAAACGCATTTATAGGAAACCGCGTATTCCAAAAGTATTTACCTACGGAATACGCGGAAATGATAGCGTTTATTAGAAGTCTTAAATAAGCGGAACGAGGTATAAGCCGCCGTCCATAATAGAACCTACGAACTTCGCGCCCGTGGGTTCTTTTTCGTTATTGCCGGGATAGACAGGAAGAAGCCGGGCTTTTCCTTCCAAGCATTGCCGGAGAATAGCCCCGTTCTTTTCGGCGTCCGGCTCGGCATATTCAAGAAGCCGCACGACGTCGATATCTTCCGCCGAGGCGTCGGAATTAAGAAAGCCTTCGACAAGGGCGTTATTAGGAATGACGGTAACGGGCTGTTTGCCCTTCGTGGTATTGATACGCGGTATTTTCATAGCCTTAGTTATTTTGAGTGGAACGGAGCATAAACCGAAGGAATAAAACCTATCCCGAAGGTATTACTTTCGGGGTTGAAGTCGTAGCCGATACAGGCGGCCCCGGCTAAAACGTCCGGCTTCCCGTTCAGTTCCTCGGAAGGAAGCGGCGCACCTTCAACGGGCGGGTATAGTTCGGTAACAACCCGGTCAAGTCTACGGAGTGCATCACGCCGGGCGCGTCCGTGGGAGTTCTTAACGTCGCACAGGGCAATAGTAATGCGCCCTTCATTGGTGGGAGCGTAACGCGCTACCAAGTCGTCAAGCATAGGCTCGACGGTACGGGAAACTTCCGCCATTGCAGCCCTAAGCGCGGCGGACTGCGGGAACAGCATAGGCGCGAACGTGGGCGCGTCAGATATAGGTAACGGCTTAGGCATTTTGTTTATATTTGGCTTCAATTTCAACTCCTTTAATACGGCAGTCCACGACGTCGCCGGAATTAGCAAGGGCGGGCTGTACTTCAACGGCGACCGCTATTTTTACGTCCGTAGCAAACGACCCGGCGAAGTTCTTAACGGCTTCCGTTATGTTGTGTTCAAATTCCGCCTTCTTCATAAAGAACGCTTCGGCGGGGGTTAATTGTTTTTCTTCCATTGTGGCAAAGTGTTATTTATTCGCCACAAAGTTAGCACAATAACACGGGGCATCCAAATCCGCCCCGACCGCCGGACGGGAATACGATACCCACGGAGTTACAGCCGTAAGCGTATAACGTGGAACGGACGTAACTAATTGTTACCAACCGAAAAATTCAATAGCAAAAAATACTCAAACGTATTACTTTGGTACGTCATTCTTCTTCCGGGCTTCTTCAAGTATTCGCGTAGCCCGTTCAAGACCGCCCAACCTTACGCGGGTGCAAGCGACACGCCCGTAGATGTCGGCTAATTCCTTCGCCCGCGCTTCGGCTTCCCGTTGTGCCTTCTTCTTCATACGGCGGGGCTTCGTCAGCAGGGCGACCACAATAAACAGGAGCGAACCACCAACAAGAACCCCGGCGAATATAAGCGCAGCTTCCATCATTGCCCGGCGTTCCTAAACGTCAGCCCTTCGACTATTAACGTACCTAACCCAAAGTCCGGGCGTTCCGGGTCAGTAGAAGACAGGCGGGAACAAACCCCGATAGAAGGCACATCGGTAGCCCCGCTGCCCGAAGGAAGCGTAAAGTTCGCCGGGGTAAGATAACCGACAAAACGCCCCCTAACGTAGTAGGTACGATTTTCTTTTAACGCGATAGCCTTCTCTTTGGGCAGCTTTGCGAATACTTGAAAGCCGACCTCGTAAGCGTCCGAAATTGTAGGCCGGCTTCCCTTATTGAGGTAGTCGCTATAAGCGAACTTAACAACGTAGTCCGTTCCGTTCGGGTAAGGCAGCATCATTTCGTAGGTTAGTGGTAAGTCCGAGATACACGCCAACGAATCAGCAGACGCCAACGTAGAAAAGGCGTCGGCCAGTTCCTTAGCCCCTTCGTCCTTAGTTAGCGAATTGTTCAGTAGGTTAGGATGGCTTTTAACGAAGTCGTCAAAGAACGGCTTTAACGCCGCCGTCCGCTGTTGTGGAGTTTCAGCATTGACAGCCACGGAATCCTCGTTAGAGGACGAACCACCGCCCGAAGTCGAGCCAACACACCCGGCGACGACCAAAGACAGGGGAAGCAGATAAAGCAACTTCTTCATAAAATTAGTAACTTTGTAGCCACCGCCCGAAGCAGCCGGGTTATACGCACGAAAAAGCGCGGACTATATAGGTTTGAGTATTTGCGGCATCGCCAAACGCCTAACGAAAACAAACCGTATAGCCGCGCTTAGTCTGTATATCGTGGTAGGGATATACGACGCTACGCGCTTAGGTTCATTCTTCGTAATTTGGTAATTTGGCGATTTTCAAATACTAAGAAACTATCGCTTCTTCGATAATAGCCGGATTTTTCCCCGGACTACGCTACAAAGTTACGCCAAATTTTTCACAATTCGCACATTAAACCCTAACAAAGTGTATGGCAAGCGCGGAAGCCGTAGGAAGTTTCGGCGAAGTGTTTGCCTTCTTATAATTGAACCTGTATTAAAGTAATACGCTAACTTTGCCATTGATTAAGTAACCCTACAAATTTTTTATGGACGAATTACAATTAGCAATTTTAGCACTACTGCAAAGCAAGTTTGCGGGCGTGAGAAAAGACGGTTTGCAGCAGTTGGCCGCTGTCATCAGCGTACAGGTAGCAAACGAAGAAGAAGCGAACGAAGTCGTAGGTAAACTTACCGCCGACAAAGTTAGCAAGTTCGTAACGGATTGGCGCAAAACCACCGACGCCGAAATCGCCAAAGCCAACAAGACCCACGAAGACGGCCTTAGACGTAAGTACGACTTCAAGGAGAAGGAAGCACCCGGCGACCCTAAGCCCGGAGAAGAAACGCCGCCCACGGGTGGAGCATTGACCGCCGAGGCTATCCGCGCTATTATACGCGAGGAAACCAAGAGCATCCGCGAAGGCTACGACGGCCTACGCGCAGAAAAGACGGCAGCCACCCGCCGCGAACAATTTGTAGCGAAGTTGGACGCCGCCAAGATTGAAGGCAAGCAACGCGATATGCTGTTACGCAGCTTCGACCGCGCCGCTTCCACCTTCAAGGACGACGAAGACTTTAACGGCTACTTAACCGAGATGCAGGGCGACATCGACGCCTTAGCACAGGAGCAGAGCGACAACGAGCTGCGCAACCACGAAAAGCCCATCTTTGGAGCCGTGAACAAAGACGGTATTAGCGCGGGCGTCGCAGACTACATCGCCTCGCAGCAGAGTTCAGCAAGTCCGACCCTTACCGGGAAGGAGATTTAACAACCCCCTAAAACGACACGAAAATGGGATTTATGCGATACCAACGCAAACAGGACGAGCGCACAGCCCACGCCTGTATCAACAATTTGGCGGATATTCCTAACGGTGTAACCGTAGTCGTTGCAGACCTTATCCCCGGCGTTCCCCTTCGTGAAGGCGCGATTATTGCGCCGGACGAAGCGGGCTTTTACCACCTCGTCAAAACCGCCGAAGTTGTGGAAGCAGCCACCGCCACCGCTACCGACTATAAGGTAGCAAAAGGCCATCACTTCAAGGTAGGCGACTTCGTGATGTTCAAGACCGGGGCCAAGTCTTACGCTATTACAGCCATCGACACCACCCCGGCCACATTCGACACCATAACCGTAGGAACGACCCTCGGCGCGGCTATTCCCGTCGGCGGAACGCTTACCCAGGCCAAAGCCGAAAGCGCGACCGTTTCCGCCTACAAATATCCGCCTTTTGCCGCTTGCGGCGATAGTTACCCCGTGGAAGCCCTTACCAATACCCCGGTAGTGGCCGTAACCTTCGGGCAGTTCCGCGCCGCCCTATGTCCGCCCCTCAGCGACGATATTAAGGCCGCGCTTCCTACCCTTAAATTCATTTAACATTAACCCCACAGCAGAAAGTTATGATACCTACTTTAATGCAGGGGCTTAACGAGAAGGACATGGCGGGCGTAGTAAAGACCTACGACCTTAAACCGTTCTACTACCCAACCCTTTTCCCGTTGAAGGAGAATTACTCCTTAACGTGGAAAGCGTTGGAAACCCGCGTAGGCTTAAAGATAGCCGCCGACCTCGTAGCCCGTGGCGCACGAATTGACAAAAAGACCCGCGAGACAATAGCCCGTATTCAGGGCGATATCCCCAAAATTGCCATAAAGCGCACCAAGAACGAAGACGAGCTGGACGAGTACGACCTTATGATAGCCCGTACTTCGCAGAACCCCGACCTTCGCGCACTTGTGGAAGCGTGGGCGGAAGACACTAAGTTTTGTTGGGATGGCGTAGCCGCCCGTTTGGAGTGGATAGCATTGCAGTCCATTTCCCTCGGCAAAATTACGCTTGCCAACGAAAACAACACTTCGGTACTTACCGAATACGACGTGGACTACCTTATCCCCGCCGAACAAAAGTTAGGCTTCCAAACCGGATCCGCATCGTGGGCTAATTCTTCTTCCGCCCGTCCTATTACCAAGGACTTCAAGGCGGTATGCAAGAAGGCGAAGAAAAAGGGCGTAACCCTTAAATACGCCTTTATGAATACGGAAACCTTCGCCGAGTTTACGGAAACGGAAGAAGTGCAGAAAACCTGTGCTTCCTTCGCAGCCAACGCCCTCGGCGTACAGCAGACACCGAGCCTCGAACAGGTAAACAACGCCCTTCGCGGACTTTCCTACCTTTACGGACTTCAAATAATCGTTATCGACCAAGACATTACAATCGAACTTAGCGACGGTAGCCGCCCATTCAGCGGCAACCCATTCGCTACGAACGTGGTAATGTTCAGCGCGTCTAAGGTTTTGGGCCATACCTATTGGAAACGCCCGGCAGACCTTAACGTAAAGGGTTCAGTAGCCATTAAGACACTTAACGGCCACACCCTTATCAAGAAGTTCGCTAACGAAGAGCCGTTAGAGGAAGTTACGATGGGCATTGCTAACGCCTTCCCCGCGTGGGAAACGTCCTCCGACTCGTGGCTTATGTCCACCGACGCGAATACGTGGAACCACTAACCCTAACAGCCGGGGAGTCTTCCGGGGCTTCCGTTGGGCTTCCCGGCTAAAACCTTCCGAATATGACCTACAAAGAATGGCTTAACCGCACCGTAGCCCGCTTCGGCATTAGCAACGCCGACGCGGAACTGATATTAGCCAACCAAGCCGGGATAATTCCCGACCCGGACGCCGACGTAGACGTAAGGGTAGCGAAAACCGCCCTTTGCAAAGAGTTCGGCTCTATTATTCCGTTGGCGAACGTCAGCGAAGGCGGGTATTCTGTAACGTGGAATTGGGAAGCTATAAAGTTTTGGTATAACCAGACCTGCGGCGAAATAGGGCTAACCCCCGCCAACGCGCCGAAGGTAAGAAACCGAAGCCGACTATGGTAGCAATTCAAGAGATTATAAACCACCAATACCCTCACTTCCTTTACGTCCGCCAAAGCGACGCGGAAGCGACGCAGGACGCTAACGGAAGTTGGCAGACTACGGGCGCGGCGTGGAAATTGTGGGCTTCATGCCGGGAGGAAACGAACGGCAAAGGCACACAGATACAGGCGGCGAACGGCCGGTTTATAACCTTCGCTTCCCTTATACAACTTCCGGCGGGAACGCCCCGCGTAACGGTAGGCGTAGAGGTAGCGGCGGCAGACCGCGAATTAACGCCGGACGAGCTTACCGACGTCAAGTTACAGGAAGCCCAAACGGAAGGCATAGTTAGAGTTATTGGCGAGTGCTTGAAATTCGATAACGGGCGACTTCATTGTAGGCTATGGGTATAACGGCAAACTTCAAGGGCAGCATAGACGAAACCTTTAAGGCGTTCCTCGCCGAAGTGGAAAGGCAGATAATAGAAAGCCTTTGCCGCGTAGGGGAAGAAGCCGTAAAGTTAGCGAAGCTGATACCCCCGGAGCGCGGTTTTCACGACCAAACGGGAAACCTACGCTCGTCTATTGGCTACGTCGTCGTCAAGGACGGCAAGCCCGTAAATGTTTCCTTCGGAGCAGTCAAGGGCGGCCACGCGGGAGTTAACGAAGGGCAGCGTTTAGCCCTTAAAGTTGGAAGCCGACAGACGGACGGCTACGCCTTAGTCGTGGTAGCGGGTATGAACTACGCCGTTCACGTCGAGAGCAAAGGCCGCGACGTCCTGACTTCCGCCGAGAAGTACGCCGAAAAACAAATAGCCAAAGAGTTAGCCGACTTAGTAACAAACGTTCAAAACGCCTTTAAGTAGTGAAGCATTGCAGCAGCATAGACACTGACGACATCCTCTACAAGATAGTCAAGGAAGCCGTTACTTCCGGGAAGGTCAAAATTTCCGGGGGCGTATTCGTGCAGGGCGAACGCCCGGACGACAGCGAAGCCGAGGACATAGTAATAAACACTATAACCGTAACAGGCGAAAAACCGCAAACAGGCACCTCGAACGTAAATATCTTCGCCCCCGACAAGAAGGTAAAGATACACGGACGGGAACAGCGAAAAGCCGACCGGGAACGCTTACGCAAGATTGGCGACGCCCTGTTTGCACACTTAGACGCGCAGAACGTGGACGACTTAGAATATTGGATAGAGAGCGACACGACAATAAAAGAAATTGAGGTAAAGCAGCACTACCGCAATTTGAGAATAAGCTGGAATATACATTAACCCAATAACCCCGAAACCCTATGGTAGTAACATTAGGACTATCCAAAATTTTAGGTAAGCAGGGAGAGCCGACCACGGCGGACTTTACCGAAACGGGCTACACCCCCTACGGACTTACCTATCAAGACACCGCCAAGATGTCGCAGGAAGACGGAGAGGAAACGGAGTTTTACGCCGAGGAAGAAGACGACCCCATCGAAACTATCGAAAAGGCCGGTAAGACTACCTTCACTTTTTCGGTCATGAACCCCGACCTAACCACCCTTAAACGACTTTTCGGCGGCGAAATCGCTACGAATATTTGGGCGTACCCCGACGTAGCGGCAACCATCGAAGAATCGCTTATCATTCTTCCGCGCAAGGGCTTGAAGTTCCAGGTTCCCCGCGCCAAGATTAAGGCGAAGTTCAACGGCGAATTTTCCAAGAAGGGTCTGCTTCTTCTTGAAGTAACCGCCACCGTAATGAAGCCGAACACGTCAAGCCTTAAAAAACTTTACGTCGGCTACGTCAACCCCCCGGCAGGCAGCTAAGAAGACGACCCACAACCACCAACCCGGACGGCCCCGCTACATTGTTCCGGGGCCGTCTTAACATTTACGACCAATGACACAGGACGAAAAATTAGAAGCCCTTACCCGTGAGCAGACCGAACTGCGTAAGATGATAGGCGAAGGCGTTACGTTCGACGTGGAGATAACGCACTACACACGGAAGCCCGGCTTTTGGGGCTTCTTCCGTCGGCGTGATAAGGTAACGGAAACGAAGGTTTACACCATCAAAGAACCGACCTTAGCCACCTTAGACCGCCTTAGCCTTCTTTGGCTTCAAATGGAGATAGACGAAACCAAGTTAGGCGACGACGACTACCTACGCACCGCCCGCGCCTTAGCCAACAAGGAAGCCAAGCAGCTCGCCGAAGTCGTGGCTACCGCAGTATTGGGCGAAGACTACTATATAGCGACCTTCGACGGCACGACCTACCGCCGGAAGGAAGACCGCAAGGCACTACGCGACCTTACCCGGCTTTTCTTCCATACGCTTAAACCGTCCGAGTTGCTGACGTTGGCTATTATTATAACGAACGTAAGCAACTTAGGGGATTTTGTGAACTCTATGCGGTTGATGAGCGCAACGCGAACAAGCGAACCGGAAGCGACTCGTATAGAGCAACAGGCCTAAAAAGTCCACACGGCCGCCGGGGTTCCGTTTGCGCACACTTCGGCTGGACGTTGGACTACCTTCTCCACGGGATAGCGTGGGGAGCAGTACAACGAATGTTAATAGACGCGCCCGGCGTCGAGGAAAAGGGCAAAAGCGGAAGCAGTTCCGGCGGCGACACCACGGAAATAGCCCTTACCGACGAGAACGCGGCGGAAGTAATGGACTTAATAAACCGTATTAACCGATGAATATACAAGGCGGCGGGCTGTCGTTTGAAATTTCCGGCACCAACAAACAACTCCTTAGCGTTCTTAACGAAAGTAAGAAGGCTATACAGGAGTTTCAAGGCGCGGCGGTATTAGGTGGAAAGGAGATGGACGGAGCGTTTAACCGCGCCGCCCAAGCCATTGACAAAGCCTTTGCCAACATAGACGTAATAGTAGACACCAACAAGGCTGCTATTAGAGAGTTGGAAGACGAATATAAACGCCTCGGCGTGGAAGCGTCTAAGGTACTTTCCGCCGGGAATAAGGAAGAAGCCACAGCCCTTCAAGCAAAGCAAGCCCAAATAAGGGAAGAAATAAACCTACGCCAACAGGTAATAGACGAAACCGGGAAGCAGGCCGACGCCCTTCTGCGTGAGGAACAGCAGTTAAAGAAGGCACAGCAAGCCGCCGAGCAGAACGCCAACGCACACACTTCATTAAGGATGCAGCTCCGCAACGTCCGGGAGCAATTAGCGCAGATGGAGGAAGCCGGACTACGCGGAACGGACACCTTCAAAAAACTACAACAGGAAGCCGGACGACTTGCCAACGCCATAGGCGACGCGCAGACCCAGGCCCGAATATTTAGCCACGATAACGCCGGGCTTCAAGGAATGATAGCCGGACTTAGCGGCGTGGCCGGAGCGTTCAGCGCGGCACAAGGCGCGGTAGCCCTTTTCGCCGGAGAGAACGAAAACCTTCAAAAAATTATGTTGAAGGTTCAGGCCCTTATGTCCATAACGATGGGCTTGCAGCAAGTCGCCAACGCCTTAAACAAGGATAGCGCGTTTATGTTGGTAACGGTAGCCAAAGCGAAGGAGTTGTTAGCCGTGGCAACTAACAAACTTTCCGTAGCGTTGGGAAATTCCACCGTAGCCGCCAAAGCGTTGATGGCGACTTTAACCCTCGGCCTTTCCGTAGCCATTACCGCCGCTATTGTCCTTTGGGAGAAGTTCAGCAGTTCAACGAAAGAAGCCGCCAAAAGCACCGAAGCCGCCCGTAAGATGTTCGACGACTACCACAAGACGATGGCCAATAAGTCCGCCGACCTCGTAGGGAAATACGCCAAACTACGCGACGAATACGGGAAGTTAAAGACAGCCGACGAAAAGCAACAATGGATAAAAGACAACGCTACCGAGTTCGACAATTTGGGGCTGTCAGTTAACAACCTTACGGACGCCGACCGCGTATTTGTCAGCAATACCAAGAACGTAATTAAGGCGTTGGAACTTCGCGCCAAAGCGTTAGCCCTTCAAGAACTACAAATGAAGGCTTACGAAGAATATTACAACCAAGTAATTAACGCAGACCAAACCGTAGCCGGGGGCGGCTACTACCATCAGTTCAAAGGCGGAAACATTACGCCCGGTAGTCAAGCCGCCAAAGACCTCGCAGCAGCGATGAAAGCAGCCGGAGCAGTCAGCAGAAGCGGCGACGCATATAACGACGGTTCCTGGTATTCAATGGACGGCGGCGACTTCAAACCGACACAAAAGGCCATAGACGCTATTAACGCCTACCGAATACAGCAGGCCCGAAGCACGAATCAAAGGATCCACAGCGAAGCCCAAGCGGAATTAGACAAGACCACGGGCTACGTTAAACGGAAATTAGCCCTTACGGAGCAAGAACTAAAAGAACTTAACGTATTACGCGCCGGGGGGAATAATAAGGGCGGCTCTTCGGGTGGTAATAATACATCTTCCACCGCCAAGAATGAAACCGACGAATACGCCGAGCAGTTACAGACCCGAAAAGGGCTTTACGAAAAATATTTGAAGTGGATAACGAGCAGCGACGAAACCGTTAGGAACGCCGCCGCTTCCGAGTTCGCGCCCCTGTTAGCGGAAGGCAGCAGTTATTTGGATTATTTGGAACGTCAGCGCAACACCATATCCGCGAAGGCTTCCAAGACGGCCGCCGACCTTCGTAACCTTTCGACCCTTAACAACGAGATAGCCAACGCCACCCGCGAATCGGTTATTTCCGCCTTCGACGCGCAACTACAACAGGAGTTAGCCCAGTGCAAAACCATAGGAGAGATGTTAGCCACAATAGAACGCCGCCGTTCCGAACTTGCCGGGGATAATTCCGACGTGGATAATGCGAAGGCGGAAATTCTTAATACCGCCGAAGCCGACACCCAAGAACAGGCGCGACAGGAAACGAAGGCCCTGCTTAACGAATACGCCGCCTATCTTCAAGAAAAGATAGACTTTGAAGAAAGTTACGCCCGGAATAAGGAACTACTTACACGCCGCGCCGCCGAAGCGTCCACGGAAGCCGAACGCCGCGTAGCCGAAGCAGCCTTAGCCGCACTTGAAGCCAAGCGCGAGGAATACGCCAAGCGTAGCGGAAACGAGCAGTACGACGCCCTGTTAGAGGAATACCAAACCTATCAGCAACAGGAAACCGCGATACTTGAAAGGTACGCGGCCCAACGTGCATTAGCAGAACAGCAGGGCAACGCCGACATGATAGCGGCGATTAACACCAAACAGCAAACCGAACTTTCCAAATTGGCGGCCCAACGCCTTATGGCTTCTGAAAGTTGGGGGCAGTTGTTCGGCGATATTTCTCGGCTGTCCACGACGACTATTAACAGGCTTTTGAACGACATAAACAGCCGGAAAATTAACTTTTCGGCGCAGTTCAACCCGTCCGACCTTAAAGCCATCAACGACCAATTACAGAAGGCTAAAAACGAGTTGCAGACCCGTAACCCGTTCCTGGCCCTTCGTCAGAGCCTAAGCGAGCTTCGCGCCGCGATGAAGGCGGAAAAACTTTTAGACAGCGACGACCCCTTTGTAAAGTCCTTAGAGGAAAAGAAGAAGCAATACGCCGACTATACCGACGCGATAAACAGCAGCGACGCCACCTTAGCCGGGGCCGCTAAACAAGCCTTCGCCGACCTATTGGCGGAAGGTAGTAGTTACGTCGATATGCTACGCCGTAAAATTGCCACCCTTAACGGGCTTAAGATTAAGGGCGAACTTACCATAGAAGGGCAGAAGCAGCTCGACATCTTGAACGCCGCCCTTAACAAGGAACAGGGCACCGCCAAGAGCGTAGGCGCAGCGTTTAAGGAACACTTCGCCGATATTGGTAGTAGCATTTCCTTCGTTTCGTCGTGCTTCGGAAGCGTGGTAAGCGGAATAAAGAAGATGGGCATCAGCATGGACGAGGAAACGGAAGCCATATTAGGCGACATAGGCGGAATGTTGGACGGAGCCTCGCAGTTGTCGCAGGGTATAGCCACCGCCAACCCGTTAGGCATTATTCAAGGTTCTATCGGCTTTTTGTCGTCAGCCTTTTCCCTTTTCAACAGCCGCGATCGCAAAGCCGAGAAGTCCATCAAGAAACACGAAGAAGCCGTTACCCGGTTGGGCCGGGCCTATACAGCATTGGAACACGCCGTAGACAACGCCCTCGGCGAAACCGTCTACCAAAACCAAAACGCCCTAATTGCTAACCTTCGCCAACAGCAAAACGAAATTTACGGTATGATTAACGACGAGAAATCGAAGAAGCATACCGATTGGGGTAAGGTTGAGGAATACCAAGAGCGCATAGCCGACGCCAACCGCCAAATAGAAGACATCATAAGCGAGATAACCAAGAGTATAACGCAGACTTCCGCCGGGGAGTTGGCGAACCAACTCAAAGACGCACTTATGGACGCCTTCGAGAGTGGCGAGGACGCCGCCAAAGCCTTCGGCGACATTGCTAACGACGTTCTTAAAAACGCCGTCGCCAACGCCCTAAAACTTCAATTTTTGGAGAAGCCCCTGCAACAGGCAATTAAGCAGCTACAAAAAGATATGGGCTTTGACGAGGAAGGAAACGGCAGCTTCGACGGGCTTACCCCGGAGGAACAGGCACGATTTAAGGAGGCCGTAGCCGCAGCCGGGGCGAATTTCAAGAACGCGATGGAAATGTACAAAGACCTATTCGCAGAATTGGACGACAGCGACCCGACGAGCCTAAGCGGAGCGATTAAGGGAGCAAGCCAAGAAAGCATAGACCTATTAGCCGGACAGACCAACGCAGTACGACAAAACCAAGTCGTATCTATTGAAATATTCCGGCAGCAGTTAACCCGCCTTACAAGCATGGATAACCGCTTAGGGAATATAGCCGCTTCCCTTCTTAGCATACTTAGCCGCTTAGGGATAGACGACGAAGAAGACTTACGCTCTCAAGGAATAACCGATTAACCACCATACACAATGGAACTAAACCAATTAAAGAAGGCATTAGCCGCCGAAGCGAAAGCCAAAGGCATTTGTTCGGAGTGGTACGACTTCATCTTAAAGGCCACGTCGAAAGAACGCCTTATAACCCTTTTCATCAAGGGCCAGGACTTCTGCGAAGAAAATAACTACCCTTCGCCGGAACTTCGGGCGGAGTTCGCCGACATACGCGCCCGCTTCGGCGTCTATTGCGCCGACGACAAGGTAGCGGCGAAAAGTCTACGAAGTGTTATCGCCTTCGACCGAGCTACCGGGAAGGCGGAATATAGTAACTTCGATGCCGCCACCGTTTCGGCGCGTGGCGAAAGCGAGATAACCATCACGGCAAAAGATAACGCCTTTGTCGTCGTCAGCATTTCCGGCGGCGCGAAGGTGGAAGTAATAGCAAGCGACAACGCACGGGTAAGCGTCATCCTTCACGGCGGAGAGTGCAGAACCCAGGCCTCGGAGCAAGCGACCATAAAAACAACCGACAAACGAAAGTAATATGGCATTAGAACAGAACTTAATATTAAACCTTCCCTTCGACGAAGCGGACGGTTCTACCGTAGCCTACGACTTCGCGGCTAACCGCCACGACGCCGAAATAACGGGCTGTCCTTTCGTGGCGGGCAAACAGGGCAAATGCATACGCTTCCCCGGCGAAGGCTACGCGGAAGTTCCGGCGAACGTGATACCCCTAAGCGGCAACTTTACTATTTTGGCGTGGGTCAAGGTGAACGAATACGCCGACGGAGTAACCGGCCGCCGAATAGGTATGTTCTGCAATACCGACCAATTAGAAGGAAGCCGCATAATTTGGATAGACGTTATCCCGGAAAGTTGGGGCTTCATAACCATCAAGAAGGCGGGCAATACCGTAACGCTTTACTTAGACACGCAGCGCGTAAGTAGCGTTACCCTTCCCGGAACGCTTACCGGGTTGGCCCTTATTCAAGACGTCTACGGCACCGAATACGCCTACGCGGATGTGGACGAAGTGAAGGTTTATAACGTCGCCCTTTCGGACAACGATATAGCCGAGAGCCTTAACAATGTTTCGCAACTTGAATACTACCTTAGTGGGGTCAACTTCCGCGACCTCGGTATAAGGGTGGAAAGTTCTACGGGCGTCTTAGACCAACCGAAGTTAAAAATGGCGGCTTCGATTGATTGGCCCGACTACCACGGCAAAGTAGTAGACCTGTCAAACAAGCGATACGAGGAACGCGAAATAACGCTTAATTGCTGGTGCAAGGCTTCGGGTAAAATAGACTTCGTGGAGCGAATGAACCGACTTTACGAACTTCTACAAGCCGACGGAACCGCCCGGCTTATGATAAGCATCCACCCGACGAAGCCGCTACTTTACGAAGTCTACGCTTCCGACGGCGTAGCCCCGTCTAAGCGTTGGCACGACGACAAGATGATAGGCACTTTTAGCCTTAAACTACGCGAACCCGACCCCGTGAAGCGCGTAGTTCGCCACCAACGAATAAATTACGCGAGCCGCGAAGTTACCATAGCCCTGAAGACCGACAAAGTAGTTACGGTTTATTGGGGCGACGGGAGCGTTAGCGAAGACATCTACGGCGACTATACCGGGACTAAGACGCTAAAACACACCTACGCCGAAAACGGCGTTTACTACGTCATTGTCGCCGGAGTAGTCGAGGAAATAACCGACTTTTCCACCAACGGCATCATCGTATGGAACAGATTATAATCCACCACGCGGACGGAAGCGAAACGCCGCTTTTCAGCCGTAAGAACGTCAGCGGAATCAGTAAGGCGACCCAAAAAACCGCCTTACTTTCCGACGACGCGGTAACTATTGGCGTTTCGTCAGCCGTACCCCTTCCCGTCGGCATAGGCGACCGTATAGAAGTCTACGGGCGCACCTACAAGGCGAACCAACTGCCGCAGCCCACGAAAAACGGGCAACGGCGCTTTGAGTTCGACATCACGTTTGAAGGCCTGCAGTACGATTTAATAGACGCCCAATATAAGCTGCCCCCGGACGCTTACGGCGACACCTATTACAGCGACCTACGCGGACATTTGACCGTATTAGTATGGAACGCCAACCGCGTACAGCCGAATAAGTGGCATTTAGGCGACTGCCCGGCGACAGGAGCGACCGCCTACAAAAACATAAATACGGCAAGCCGGAACTGCCTACAAGTCCTTCAAGACATTTGTAGCGAATGGGGCGTAGAATTTGAGATAACGCCCGGCGACGGCTTCAATACAATCAACATTAAGGAGAAGGCCGGAATTACCCACCCGTTTACACTTCGTTACGGGCGAGGTAAAGGGCTTTACAGCCTTAAACGTACCAACGTCAACAACGCCGGGATAACTACCCGCCTTTTCGTCTACGGGAGCCAGGATAACCTCGGACGGAACTACGGGCATACGCGCCTGTGCCTTCCCGATACCGACCGCCTTACTTCATACTTAGAGGACGCCACCGCGAAAGCGAAGTACGGCACGAAGGAAAACGAAAAGATATACGACATTAAGCCGGAGCGCGTCGGCAAGGTAACAGCACTCGGCCCGGACGAAATAACCTTTTCGGACACCACGCAGGGGGATAACGCCATGTTCGACCTTAACGCCAAAGGATCCGACGGAAGCACCCTTTACCTATTGGGCGACGTAGCCGCAAAAGTCAAATTCCAAACCGGGCAGTTGGCGGGCTACGAATTTGACATACACTCCTACGACCACGCTACCCGAACCTTCGTACTTAAACGCTTCACGGACGAAAACGGTATGGTATTCCCATCCGCTACGGCCGGAGCCTTCCAAATTAGCGTTAACGACGAGTATATAATTACCGAGATACAACTGCCCCAAAGTTATATAATCGCCGCCCAAAACAAACTTTTAGAAGCGGCAAACAAGGACTTCCCGGCTATGACCCAGCCACAAGTAAGTTATAAACTTACCATAGCGGAAGACTTCTTTACGGCTATGTTTGGGCGCGAGGTGGAAACCGAAATTTTGCACGTCGGCGACTATATTAACGTCGAGGACGAGGACATCGGCGTAAGCAAGGCGGTACGAATTGTTAGGATAGAACGCAACCTATTGAAGCGGCACTCCTACGACATTACCCTAAGCGACACCGTAACGAAGTCTACTACCGTCCGCGTCCTTAACGAGATTGAGGACATTAACGAAGTTATAACCATAAACAAGTTAGCAGACCCCGCGAAGGCCCGCCGCCGTTGGCTTGCGACCCAAGAGCTGCTAAACATGGTTTTTGACCCGGAAGGCGACTATTACAGCGAGAAAATAAAGCCCCTTTCGATTGAAACGCAAATGTTGAGCGTTGGCGCGAAGTCTACCCAGTTCACGCTCCAAAACATTACGTTCCAACCGAACTATAACAAGAACCCGAACACGCTTTATGTTTCAAACGGGCGGCTTATTCATTACGCCATAGAAGAAACTATAAGGACGTGGGTATTATCGTCGGCGACCTATTCCGGGCTTAATCCGTCGGCCGCCTACTTCATTTACGCCAAATGTTCCACCACGGGCGGGGGCGGACAAATTATCCTTTCCACGCAGGCCATAAAGGTGGAACAGGAAGCCGGATATTACAACTTCCTTATAGGAGTTCTTAACAGCGTCGTAACCGACGCCGGGGGCAAGAACCCCGGCCGATTGGTAAGCCTTACCTACGGAAGCACGACTATAAACGGGCGTTTCCTTCGTACCGGGCGAATAGAGAGCAGCGGCGGCGGTAAGTGTTACTTCGATTTGGATAACGACGAGATAGGCGGCGTTATTCGCTTCGTCGGCACAGACGGCAAATACCACGACCTTACAGACGTACAGGAGAAGACCGACGAACTTAAAGACTACATCAACAACACGCTGCCCGGCATATTGGGCGACCTTCAAGGGCAGTTAGACGGAGTTATAGAACAATGGTTTTACGAAGTGGATCCTTCGCCGTTGAATACCGCGCCGTTAGCCGAAGCAAACGAACCCGCTAAGGAATGGGCGGAAGCAGACACAGCCGCCGGGAATAACAACGAGAAGGAAAAGCACCTCGGCGACCTTTACTATAACACCACGTCCGGCAAGGTTTGGCGATACGTCAAAGGCTTAGTTTCCCCGCGCCCCGGAGCAGCGCGAGGACTGCGCTACTATTGGCAAGAACTTGAAGACACCGAGTTAGCCCAAGCGTTAGCGTTGGCACAGGACGCCCTCGACGCCGCCAACGATAAGGCTAAAATTTTCGTTTCCACGCCTTACACCCCTTATCACGTCGGCGATTTGTGGGTACAGGGAAGCACGGGCGACATACTACGCTGTAAAACGGAACGTCTTACCGGGGCCTTCAATTCCGGCGATTGGGAGAAGGCAAGCAAGTACACCGACAACTCGGCGTTAACGAACTTCATAAATAATAACTTTCTTCCTACCGTCAACGACATAGAAGGACAAATAGACGGGAAAATAGAAAGTTGGTTTCAGACTACCGACCCGTCTACCGCGTGGACTACGACCGCCGAAAGACGTAAGCACGTCGGCGATATGTGGTATAATGGTTCTACGCATACGTTAAAGCGTTATTCCGAAACGACATATAGCTATACTAACGGACAAACAGGATTAACAGAAACGGGGTATGGTCATTATTGGACTACTATACAAGACCAAAAAGCAATAGACGCCTACGAAGCCGCCAACAACGCACAGGACACAGCCGACCGCAAAAGGCAAGTATTCGTAAGCACACCTTACGGGCCTTACGACATTGGCGACCTGTGGCTACGTTCGTGGACGGATAGCACAGGCGTAGCCCGTAAAGACCTATACCGCGCTATTGCCGCCCGTGCCTCCGGCTACAACGCGAACGATTGGGCGGAAGCCACCTTTTACGACAACACCCAAGTAACCATCGACAAGGGTATTATTACCGCCGGAACGGTGCAGCTTGCTAACGGCAATTCCCAAAGTATTGTAGCCGGAATTACCGGGGGCGAAAACGAAGCCGCGAACGAAACGGAAGCCCGGAAGGTCAGAATTTGGGCGGGTGCAAGTAAGACGAATCGCTTTACCGCGCCCTTCCGCGTCCTTCAAGACGGTACTATTTATGCTACAAAAGCATTTATAGAAGGGGTTATTACGGCTATTGCGGGTAAAATTGCTAATTGGGAGATTGACGGCAACTATATACAATCAATTCTATCCTCCGAAGAAATAGCACAAGGCAAAACGCCAGCAATTCGTCTAAATTCTGACCCCGGAGAAATCCTTTGTGGCGACTCGGTTGTATTGGACGATACAGGGTTAAATATGTTTTCGGGCGGCTATACTAAATTGAAAATATATAACGGAAGCGTCGGCGACTATTCCGACTATATTCTAAAAAGCGCGGCTAATATAGCGGAAAGAAAAAGCCTAAACACAAGGGTATATATTCCCGGCGGAGGTATTCAGAACCCGATGAGCGTAGCCGCCCTTAAAATGTCGTGTTTGTTGGGCTTTATGGACAAAGGCTCACATATTTGCGTAGATAATTTCGGCTTTTCGCTTACAGCCCCTTCGGGGATGAAAAGCAATACGGGGAAGCCGAATATAACGGTTAATCCGCCCTGCGCCTTCCTACGCATAAAGCGCGATGGTATAGTAGTTAAAACCTATTCTTTAACACAATCGGGCACGTTAACGGCAGGAACATACAGAAATTTTCAGGCCAACGGCGGAACGTTCTATATTTCCGCAGGAGATGAAGGAATCTATTCGCTTGAATTTGAAACCAACAATCTAAAATGTTGGTGCGAAAAGACAGGCGAAACCGAAGACTTCACAATAAGCGGTTATATAAACGGCTCATTCCTACGCGGCAATTACGAACGGACTATTTTAGGGAACGACGGACTTTTAGCCGGGTGGAAGAACGGCGCGATGCTCATGAGTAACGACCTGTTTATAGTTCAGTTCGGGAATTTCGGAATAAAGGTCAATACTTCGGGCTTCCAAGTCAAAACGAGGAATAAACAATATTGGCACGACCTAAACGACTGAACCACGCCGCTATATAGTGTTTTGCTACCCCGGACTTCACGGCTACCGGGGTAACAAACACTTCACGGATATTTAGCGACGTATTAAAGTGATACGATAATAACGTAATTTTGCATACACCAAAAACGCAGTAAAATGACAAACAGGAACGGCGACCAAGTAAGCGCACAAGTTTCGGTAATTGGCCCGGTCAACTTCGACGGGGGCAACTTCCGAAAAGATACCCCCTTTTGCGTCAAGAACGACGGAGAAGCGGCGGTAGTGCTTGAAGTGAACCTTTGGGGAATGCCCGAAGGCGAATTTATTGCCACGCGCTTTGAAATGGGCTGGAACCCCGAAATAGTCCGAGAGATAAAAACAACAAGTCAGAAAACCGCCCTTCTTTGGGGCTACTAATAACCAACAAATTATGGGTTTAATTATAGCAGCGGGCAACACTAAGCCCGCGTTCCCCTACGATTATTACTACGGCGTCCGCATTAAGACGACCGTAGCCGCTACCACATTGGAGCGCATAGGACGCCCGGAGTTACATACGTCGCTCCCGGTTCAGTCTAAAATGCGCCGTTGTGTGCTTCGTGATAACGGAACGGTAGCCTACTACCTTCACGCCACCGACAGCACCAAGCGCGACACCGGGGCCGCCGCCAACCTTACCGGGGCAGACGGTCAAGTAATGGTAGAAATTCCCAAGCACTACCGAAAGTTTGAGTTCGACGGAACCGACCTTATAGCCCTTATTTCCGAGTACCCGCTGCCCGGCTTCCACGAAGTACCACTTATGTACCGAAGTGCATACGAAGCCACGGTAGACCGTACCGTAGCGGCTACGCCTAAGTTGGCGTCCGTCGTCAACACTACCGCCGCCTTCCGTGGGGGCAACAATAACACAGCCTACGACGGAACCTACCGCAGCTTCCTCGGACTTCCGGCTACGGGAATTTCCCTTACCAACTTCCGCAACTATGCCCGTAACCGTGGAACCGCCGGGCTTAACGGCAAGGGGTGGAACTGCGACCTATACGCCGCGCAGTTGGCGACCTATTGGCTTTTCGTCATTGAATACGCCAACCTTAACAGCCAGGCCGCATTTAACGCACAGCCGGACGCCAACGGCTACAAGCAGGGCGGCCTCGGTCCCGGCGTTACGGAAATTTCATCCGGGAATTGGAACACCTATAACGGCTATTACCCGTTCATTCCCTGCGGTACTACCAATTCGCTCGGTAACGCTACCGGCGTCGTCGATTATACCATTAACAACGGCGCGGGCATTACCCACACCGCCCACGTTCCGAGTTACCGAGGAATAGAAAACCCCTTCGGCCACATTTGGAGTTGGACGGACGGCTGTAAGTGTGAGATACAGAGCGAAGCCGACGGCGGCCTGTCGAAGTTCTACGTTTGCAACGACCCGGCGAAGTTCCAAGACAGCAGCTACAACGACTACGACTACCGGGGCAACTTACCCCGTTCGGAAGGCTACGTTAAGCGCATCATGGCCGGCGAATACGGCGAGAATATGCCCGTAGAGGTGGGCGGCGGTTCTACTATCTACTTCGCGGACTACTTCTATACCAATATACCGACGTCCGGCACAGCCATGCGCGGCGTTTTGGTCGGCGGGTACGCGACCGGCGGCGCGCATGCCGGGCTTGCGAACGCGAATACGGACTACGCGGCTTCGACTTCGAGTGCGTACATCGGCTCCCGGCTTTGCTTTATACCCGCAGCGTAACCCGAACCCCTTACGACAACGAAAACCCGTTAACACGCCCCAACCGCCGCGGCCCGTCTATTCGGCGGTTGGGGTCAATATCAGACCAAAAAATGAATAACGAAACCAACCCCACACAGGACGACGGAACGCTCGCCTTCTTGAACATTCCACAGGACGAGAATAACAAACACTTCAACTGCCACGAAACGACGCAGCAGAAGTTAATTAACCTTTCCTTCTACGTTCTTGACTTCATCGACGGAGTTAAGACGAAGTTCGGGGCGGAACGCTTCTTAGTGAAGATAAAGCACCCGGACAATAGCCCCGACAAGCCGGGCCAGGAGGAAAAGTTCTTTGCCAATTCGACTGAAATAAAGTACGTCCTTCGTGAGATTAAGAAGCGTAACGCCTTCCCGCGAAAAGTAACTATGCGAGCTTCGGGAACGCGCTATTACTTTGAATAAAACGAATTGGGTTGTTTGCCTACGGGCGTTTTGTTCGGCGGGAACGCGAACAACGGCGCGAATGCCGGGCTTGCGAACGCGAATACGAACAACGCGGCTTCGAATACGAATGCGAACATCGGCTCCCGGAATTACTGATAACCTTAGAAATAAGGGCTAAATACTTTGAAAGGCAAAGACCCCGCCCCACGGCGAAAAATAGTAATTATTAATGGCTTTTGGTAGGCTTCCGCCGAAGAACGCCAAGTAATCAGCAAAGCAAAGAAGTGAAACGACACGGCAACCTATACGGAGAGTTCAGCAGCGCGGACAATATAGACCGTGCCGCCCGGATGTCGGACAAATACAAGCCCGAAAACACGGGCGTAATTTGTTCTTTGCTTGAAAGCGACGCCTTCCAACCGTCGCCAACTTACAACGTAACCATCAATGACGGGAAGGAACGGCTTCTTACCATAGTTCCCGAATTTCCCGATAAGATAATACACCGCGCCCTGCTTTTGACCCTTCGCCCGATTTGGGATAAGGTATTTATTTCCGATAGTTACTGCGGCATAAGAGGACGCGGGCAACTTCCGGCGGCGTTTAAGATGCGCCGTTACATACAGGAAGCCCGGAAGGGCGGCCCTGTGTATTGTCTTAAACTTGATATACGAAAGTTCTACCCGACAATAAAGCACGACGTTCTAAAAGGCATCGTCCGAAGAAGCATAAAGGACAAACGGATCCTTAGCGTATTGGACGCCATAATAGACAGCGAGGAAGGCGTTATGTTGGGTAGCCCAATAAGCCCGTACTTATCGAACCTTTATATAACTTACCTTTGTCATTACTTGAAGGAGAAGAAGGGCGTTAAGTGGCTTATAAATTACGCCGACGATTTTGGCATACTTTCCAACGACAAAGAGTTTTTGCACCGTTTGTTAGCGGACATCGAAGACTACACTAACGTAAAACTACGGATAGAAGTAAAGCGGAATAAGCAAATTTTCCCGGTAGCCTTAGACAGCAGCGACAAGCACGGCCGGGGCATTGACTTTTTAGGCTTCGTCTTTTACCTGAACGAAACACGGATAAGGAAGGGAATAAAGCGAAGCCTTTGCCGGAAAATTGCCAAGTTGAGGAAAGCCAAGCACCCTATATCACGGGAAGACTTCTTACAGGCTATTGCGCCGTGGTGGGGTTGGCTAAAATACAGCGATAGCCAATACCTTATTAACAAACTTAATAAAATAAGCCCGTATGAAATCAAATTCAGACGTTAGACCGTTGGCTATTCAGCCACTCGGTAACGGCGCGTACTACTACAACTACAACATCGTGGAGCGCGTCGAGGAAGTGGAACCCCAGGCCGTCGCAGACGACGCCGAAGGCGTGGACGTGGCAGACACCACGCCGCAGACCCGCACGACCTACGACTGCGACACGGTGCAGCTGTGGGGAACGCCCAATTACAAGGACATAACCCGCGCCGTCATTCGCGCCGAAGTTTCCGAAACGGAAGAGTTCGGACTGATTAACGACTACAATGCCGCCCGCGCCGGACTTCTTGACGACGACGAGGCAGAGAAGGCCGAAGCCGCCTATACCGCACACCTTCAAAGAGTAGCCGAAATCAAGGCTATGGTTAAGGCAGACCTCGGCGACAACGACTAACACAACCCACAAAAGCAACAATGACAGAAGACTATTTTAGCCACCTTCTTCCGTCGATAGGCGGAGCGTTGGCTGACTTCTACGACAGCCTTACCCCGTGGCTTCTATTCGGCCTCGCCCTTATTATTGCCGACCTTCGTTTCGGCATTAAGAAGGCGGCCAAGCGGGGCGAGGAAATACGAGGTTCGACAGCGTGGCGGCGAACCATTAACAAAATGGCCGACTACTTCTGCTGGGTAACATTAGCCGGACTTTGCGGGCGTTCCGTTGGCGTCGTCTTAGGTATTCCCGTCGTTTCGATGGCCCTACTTTTAATAATTTACGGCATTGAGATATCAAGCTGCCTTAATAATTATTTTGAGTACAAAGGCATAAAAAAACGCTTCAACTTCTTCAAGTTAATAGGGCGTAAGGAGATAGACGACGCGCTCGAAGACATACCCGACAAGCCCGGCACCAAGCCGACAGCAGAAACCGAGATAGAAGAATAAACCAACAACTAACCATTAACACATGGCAAATTTAGGAATTTTAGCCCCGTTCATTTTGTCGCACGAAGGCGGCTATGTGAACGACCCCCACGACCGGGGCGGGGCAACAAACAAAGGCGTAACCATTGCCACATGGCGACAAGTAGGCTACGACAAGGACGGCGACGGCGATATCGACGTAGACGACCTCAAGAAGATAAGCGACAACGACGCGGTAGAGCGCGTAATGCGTCCGCACTATTGGAACCGGTGGAAAGCCGACCGCATAGCGTCGCAGTCAGTCGCTAACATTGTCGTCGATTGGGTATGGGCGTCCGGCAAGCACGGAATTACGAAAGTTCAGAAACTTCTCGGCGTGAAGGTGGACGGAATTGTAGGCGACAAGACCTTAGCCGCCATTAACGCGGAGAACCCCCGCGCCCTGTTCGACAAGATTAAGGCCGCCCGCGTCGCCTTCATTGAAGGCATAGTAGCCGCCAACCCTTCGCAAAGGCGATTTAGGAACGGCTGGCTTAAAAGGCTTAACCGTATCAAGTACGGAA